CGGACCTGTAGGCCCTGTCGCTCCGACCGGACCTGTAGGCCCTGTCGCTCCGACCGGACCTGTAGGCCCTGTCGCTCCGACCGGACCTGTAGGCCCTGGGGCAGCCGGCGCTGGCGTGTGCCCGACACTTACACCCCAGACGGGGAAAGAAAACGTTTGAGCGGCGGCTCCACTAAACAAAAGCGGCCCCGTTAAGCTAACGATGGCCGCAACGGTGATGATTTTTTTCATAGCCCTAGGTACATACGCTAGAGAAGGTAACCGTTCCTCCGCCCGCTATGGTAGCGACCGCGTTTTCTGTGATGGTGTAATGGGTAGAATCTGGATAGGTAATGCTCGTTCCTACCAGGAGGATACCGCCCAGGGTCCCATTGCCTTGGGGGTTTGCCGTACAGCGCATGTTGGCAGCCGGTAAAGTGATAGAAGACGTTGTACAGCCGGTCCCACCCGCACCGATCGCACACGATGGATCGGATGCCGGGTGCCATGGGTAGGCAACAACGGCGTTCGACCCCTGCGCTGGGATTAGACCGCCCAGAAGATTCATGTTGTGTGCGACACCAATATCACCCGTCCCAACATCCGCACTATCAATACACACTTCCTTTTGTGAGTTGGAAGAAATTTCGAGTGACTGGCAACTCACCCCCGCTAAGGAATCTCCACTGAACCCCGTTAACTGCGTGGAATTTCCAAGCTCGTTGAAAAAATTTGCGACGCCGTTATTGCCGACGACGGTGGAACCGAGCGCTATGTCATTAATAAACCCATTGTTCCAGGGGATTCCGCCGATGGCGACCGTGGCACCAGACGTGACAGTCGCGCCAGCACCCATGGTGCTCTTAATCTGCCGAACAGTAACATTGTTCCCAGATATCCCGGTTACCGCACCTATAAACTGCTGCAGACTCATACCTGATCCTGTGTTTATAACAAGAAATGAATCGACAAGCAGGAGGGCGGAATTCGCAACCGATATTACAACAGAGCCAAGAGGGCCTGTCGGTGTGTTAAAGTCTGCCGTTGTTGTTGTCGTCGCACCAGTCCCCCCTCCCCCGCCAGTGGCCCACGCCGGTAGACCACTTACCACCGTAAGAACCTGCCCGTTCGATCCAACCGGGAGGGAGGATAAAGCTCCATTTGTCGCGGCGAACAGCAAGTCACCGGCGCTCGTGCCGGTGAGAGAAGTCCCCCCCTGGTTAACCGGAACAGGGACAGATACACTCCCGTTGCCGACCGCGTTGACCGCTAACGCTGCGACGGGAAGCAGCGCGGCGGCAAAGGCGAATAATGAACGCTTGAACATCATAGTCCCGCGATCGATAAGTTTGAGGTCAACGCCCCTGAAAGTTTGTACGCTATTCCCACCACTGGGAATTTAATCAAAATGACCTGTCCAGCCCCAATTGTGATGGTTGACCCGTCACCATACAACAGGGTGCCGGCAGCACACGTTGCACCGGCATCATTGTAGATTTGAAGGAAAACTGATGTCGCCGGCCCGCTGTTGACTATCTCTATCCCACGACCGGCGGTTGCCTGTACATTCGTGCAGGCCGTAGCCGACGCAGACGTAAGAATGGTACCGCTCTGGAGATTCTCTTTGACGGTCAATGTCCCTTGCACAGCCGTTACAATGAGTCGTAGGTTCTTGACCGTGGACGATAGCCACCCGATGGCCCCCGTGCCCCCCGCATCTTGCGCAACGCCTGTGGCGGCTGTTCCATCCGTAGTAATCGGGAAGTTTGTATCCGTATCGGGCACAACGGATAAAGATGTAGCGCCGGTCCGCGCCCCGAGTGCGAACGCGGCTCCCCCCACCTGGTTCAGGTTAACGTTCTGCTCTGCGGCACCGGACGAGGAAACAACGTTCACATCCAATTGGCGGTGCCCACCGCTTGTCGTACACGACGGGAAGATGAGGAGGTCCGTACCACCAAACGGCCAACATACATAGTCCGCAGACGCCGGGGCAGCGAGCCCAAGGACGAACACTGCGGCGATAACGAGCCGCTTCATCTTAAAAGTCCGTCCCGGCTACCCAGTATTGATTGTTCGCGGGCTGCTGCTGAACCGGAAGCACCGGTAGCATTGCCAAGGCAACTTGCAGGTTGGTGATTGACCCCACGGTAGCCGGTGTGACAACACGCAGGGTAAGTTTCGTCCCCGCTGCGTAGATAGCATCCGGCACTGAGGGTATAAAGCGGAGCACACCGCCGCTTCCGACGGTCGGAGCCGCAAGAGCCGGCTGATTTGCGGGAGCACCGATTCCCGCTGTTGCCGTCAGCGCCACATCTGCGGCGAACAGCGTGTTGGCGGCGGCGGCAAAGCCGCTCGCTACAGATGCCCCGAGAGCCTGGGGCGTACCGGAAACGTCAGACTGATCCGAAGGAGGTTGCGTCGGCACGGAAGCATTTGTGCCGCCCGCAAGGGTAGCTCCGCCGGCCGTGTACGTCGTGGAAGTGTCCGTTGTCGAGACGACCAGGGTGATGGCGTTTCCAGCCGTTCCCGGCTTCACCGCCGTGAGTGTGATGACACCGGCGACGTTCGTAGCTGTGACGAGCGCGCTAACGGTCGCATTCGCATTGATCGCGGAAACGACATGACCCGCGAGGATCGTAACGGTCGTGTCGCCGCCGACTTCTGTGTATACGACCGATGTGCCGTTGACAGTCGTTGTAACCGTTCCATCATGGTTCGGAACGTTAGCCAGCGTCGCCGTTTGCGACGCCTGTGCACCAGCGGTGTCGTACGCGCCTTCGCCTACGGCAATGTTGAACAGATGGCCGCCCGAGAGTTCATCAATAGCGGTGAACGACGCGGCGACCAGCGGTATTTTTACTGCGTACGGGAGGGTGATGCGGGCTTGCACGGTTGCGTTAGCCACGCCCGCCCCTGGGGACACCGATGAAAAGCTGTGGAACTGGAGCGCGTCAAACCGGAACCCGTGGGGTTCACGGTTGATCGTACGCTTGACCGGAGGGTTTGCCATGGTTTATGCACTCCCGCCGACGAGGCCTCTCCAGTTCGCGAACCCATGCGTTTCGCGGAAGCTGGAACGAATCGCGAAGTTGCCAGTCGGGTTGTCGTACCATGCGTGCGACTTGCCTCTCCACTTGAACCCGCATAGCAGGGAGTGAGTAGAGCCGCCATTCCGCCAGTCGCCAGGTCCGCAGGAGAGGAACCACGCGCTGGGCGAGTTGATGTACCGAACGACCATGAGGTCGTACAGGCCTTCGGCGGTGTTGGGTTGGTTCTCGTTGGAATACGGCGCCAACTTCGCGCCGGAAACTTCTTGGATGGTTTTCGCCATTTGCGGGTTGCAAATGAGGTACTTACCAACACGGTAGTCAGGATTGCCGCGATCCGTGCGAAGCGTCGCGAGCAGGATTTCCGCTTGCCGCAACGTTTCCGGTAGGAACGGTGCATTCCCGAGGGAGTTGGAGAATGTTTGGCCCGTCACATTGAACGGTTGGGTCTGCGGCCCTGCGTCCGCGTTGATTGCACCTAACGGATGGTTTGAGGCGCACAGTGGGAGGCCATCTGAGCCGGGCACCAAGTTCGAATAGGCATAGTTGAAGATGTCCCACATGATGTAGTCGAGCGTATACCGCTCACTGTTCGCCAACATGCGCGGAAGCATTCCGGCGAAGTTCAGCGGGTCTTCCGTCTGGGCTTCCTCGGAAACGTACGATTGAAGGCCCCACGTGCGGAACGTGAACTCAATCGGGATCAATTCACCGGGGGAGTCAGCTACAAACGCCGCGCCCTCAGCCGGCCGGGGCTGCATGAGACCTAGTTCATAGATCGGCATGACCTGCGCGATCGAACGAACCGGGTCAAACCCGACCGTGTTGAAGTACTTCGGGAACAGCGGAGCGACTTCGTTGCTCGCGTTGGTGAACGCGAACTCCATCGCTTTGGTTGTAGCGTTGTAGGAATCCCGAGTCGTAACGATCCCGTTAGCCATGTCTTAGATCACTCCCGAAGAGAAGAAGCCGAGTACTTGACGGCCCGCGACGCCCACGCCGGGGATATTTACGCCACCCGAGCTGTTCGACGTGTCAATCAGGTCGAGCGCACTGGTGATTGTGAAAATTTTATTCGATTGACTCGTGTCAGCCACAAACTTGCCGCTCGCTGCATCAAGCAGGAGGCCGGCAGATGTGATGTTCGCGTAGAACGGCTGCACGAGACTTAGAACCACCGGTTGATTAGCCGTCAACTTCGCCACGAGGACGCCAAAGTTGCCCGGATCGCCGATCGGCGGAGGATTGGCGGTCACGCCGAGGGGGTTGCGGTTGTATCCAGCGGTACTCGACCCACCGACTCCCGTCGCCCACACAGCATCCGACCCGTGCAGGGCGATGCCGACGATGTTTGCGTTGTCGTTTGTGGCGCATTGGTTGACGCCTTGGTAGTTCGACAGTGTAGCCGGGGTATCGGCGTTCGAGCCGAAGTTCGTTGACGCCGACTGTTGTGCTTCCGTTTGGGGAAGGAGGCCGATGTAGGTCGCAACGCCGGTCGAGTTGGCGGGGGAACCGGCGCTGGAGACATTAATGCGCGGGGTCGTACCGGCCGCACAGCTAAACACGTATTCGGTAGAGGCCAGGGATTCGATGGAGCCCGCACCGACGTAGGTTAAAATAATGTAGTACGTCTGTGCTACCGCTCCCGACGTTGCTTTTGCCGTAATCGTCACCGGGGAGCCGGCAACGTTCGGCATAATCGGCCCCGCTGCGGTCGCGATTGAACCGTTTGGATTAGGATTGACAATCGAGCCGGTCGTTACCAGCTTCAAAAAGTCTCCGGCCTTGAACGCGGCATTTTGTGCCTTCAAGTACATAGCCGGGGTCGGCCAGTTGATACCGGGGGTCCCAAACAACCGGGGCATTACATACGGCACGGCCATTAGACTTTGCTCCTATACGACATAGGCCAAGTGTACTACGTAGAGGAGTATCCTGCAAGAGAAAAGCCCCACCAGGGTCGGTGGGGCTTACTCGGAACGGCACTCCCGCCTCGAACGGGCTCAGATGAGGTCGGTTACATCGCAGTACTTACGAGATTCGCCAAAGACCTGTAGCAGTCCAACACTGCGTGCCGAAAGTGCGTTAGGGGTCATCCCCTCTTTTCATTTTTAACGGTTATTGCGGTTCTGGTTTTACCGGCGATCGACGCCACGTTCCCATGATCGTCGGTCGTACGGCAGACCGTGTTCTCGAAGTCCTCGTTACGGGCAAGGGTCCATTCGACCCAGCCGGGAGCCTTTTCGTAGGAGAACGCGGGATCGAGGATTTCGCAGAGAATCTGCGATCCGTAGGTCACATACTGCTCACCGTCACTAGCCTCCAAGAAGGAAACCTTCGCATGGGGCGATTTACGGTCAATCTCGCCGCCCGTGACGTACCGAATGCGCTCGCTGGCCCGCAGGCTAGCCGTTTCAATATCCCGGCGCGCTGAGCAGGTGGCATGCTCCATGCGCACAAGCCACACGTAGCGTGGGCCCGTATGTGTGCCGGCCACCACGTTGGAGTCAAACTCGAATGGTGGTTTGGCTTCGCGAATAATACATTCCGGGTTTGACTGTACCAGCGAGTCCACCGACCCAGGGTACGTCGGCATCACGCCGTTGGCTCGCTTGCGCACCGCCGATGAACCGGGTAGGGTAATCCATTTTCCGGGGTTCGCTCGCACGGCCGCATCTGTGGTCGCCGCTTGGCGGAGTCGCCCAGCCTGTGGGTCTGTCCGAATATCAAAATCACTCATTGGGTGGCCTCAATCTCTTTCAGTTGCTCCGGCGTGAGCTTATATCCATCGCGCATACGTTCAAGCCATGGCGCGAGTTTCTTGTCTCCCCCGGCCGGGGAACTTAGAGACGATCCCGAGGGGGTGAGGAGGGGGTCCGGTTTGCGTGAAGCCTCTTCTTTGGCCCGAGCGGCAAAGGCCACACCCTTGGCAGCGTTCCACCTGAGAATAAGTTCGGCCGAGCGGCTTTCCTCATTCATCACCGTAAGAGGCGTCAAGTCTAAGCCGCGTATGATCTTGTCAAACTCCGGGGAAATAACCCGGAAATCCTCAGAGGACTCAGCGGCTTGCATCCGATTTCGGAAATCTGAAACCAGAAGTCTGGCATTTGTCTCTTGGTACGGCTTAGCGGCCGCTTCGAAGCGCATTTGCGCATGGCGCGCGCCGAGTTCCGACATCGTGCGTCCGTACGCAGCGGGGTCGGCGATTGAAAGCTCCGCTAATCTGTCCTGCTGCTCCTTCGGCAGGAGGTCAATCGGGTTTGCCGGGACATGTGGCTGCTGCGTCTGCGGCGTGCGCTGCACGTATCCGGGTATAACCTCGGCGATGGCGCCCTTCAGAGCAGCTGTTAGGGTATCAACGGTGATCGTCGGGGCGGGGGACGCAGGGGCACCAGCAACCGGCTTCCCCTCAGTGTCTACGCGTGGTGCTTCTTCAGGCATAGGTTACCTTTTCTTCTGAGGTTGCCCGCCACCCTGCAACTGTTGCAGAGCCTGCGCGGCGGCCATCTGTTGCATAAATTGGACAGCATCCTCCGGGGTTCCTATCAACTGCTGCACATTTCTCAGGCCGCGCTGCTCAACCAGGGTCTTGATCCACTCGTACGACAGTTTGGGGTTCTGCTGAATGTACGGAACCGACATGGCAAGCTGGAATAGAGCCATCATCTCGTTATTGCGGGAAGTAGCGTCGATCGGGTCCGTGCTCCCTGCAACCGTTATGGTGTAGTCCTGCATAAGCATTTCAGGCGTCACCGTGAATACCTGGGCCTGTCCGCCGCCTTGCATGAGCACCGTTTCGGGGGTGCCCATGTACTGCCGGTTGAGCTGATGGTTAAAGTTGACGACCTGGTCCATAGCTCCACGAAAATGCGCGGCGATAAGACTTGTGCGTATGCTGGCGGACATCTGCCGCTGCCTGATCTCCGTTGCCGGGCGGCGTCCAGAGGACTGCCCGCCCAGGGATAGAGCATCCTGCCCCGTGTATTCATTCCCATACTGCTTGAATAACTGCTCTTCTTGGTAGGACTGCACGGGGACATCACCGAGGTCGAACATCACCATGTCACCGTCCGTGTTCGACGTATTTTCCACCTCGTACGTGGCATTTGGCCGGTATGCCCCCTGGCCCTTGGCATTAAGAACCGGAGACCCCTTACGGATTTTCACTCCTGGGGCCATCTTAAGCGAAAGCTGATCGTTGCGGGCCTTGTTGTTGGCGTCGATGCTTTGCTGAACGCCAGCGAGGCGTTCAATCAGGCTGTACCCATACGCCTCGGCCACGCGCGGAAACGGCGTGAATAGGAAAAACGGCCGGATGCCGGACGAGTAGTTGTACGGCATGAAGCCGAGCAGGCGTTGATTGGCCCATGATAACCAGAAGACGTTTTCCTCCGGTATACCGTCGCCGTTCATATCGTACTGTCGGCTATGGATACGCCACACCTTGAGAGGACCGCGATTCTTGAAGAACTCTGAGGTCAACGGACCCTGGCCGGGGCCTATATCGAGTTGCCGAGAGGCCTGCTTATCATAGTTGCCCTGCGGGTCACGGGCGACGTCAGTTTGACCTAGCGTCACGTACTGAAGTGCGCGCTCGCACTCCATAGAATCGAAGAACCCTTTCCGGCAGCGAGCATCGAGGTCCGTTTCGTACAGCCACTCCACACGCATAACGGCCGCCGCATCTTCGATCGACCGCGCCTCGTTGGGAACGAGGTAGAATTCTTTGAGCGGCACGACAGTGTACTGCGCATAATCCTTGCGGTAGATGTCCATGTCTTGCGTCTCGTACGTCACGATCGGCTTGCCGGACTCATCAATAATAGGCTCCCCGGTTGCGGGGTTCATGGCCGGGACAGGGACCTGCACTTCGCGGCGTACGCGTTCACGCGCCCACATCTGCTCCAGCACGCCCGTGCCATCACGGAGGCCGGCCTGGAGCCACTCTTCGTACTTGTCGAAATACGCTTTGCCGTCAGCGCGTCGTCTGCGGGCCTCGGCATTGTAGAACGCCTCCACCACGCCTTGGGATTCGCACGCTTGAGGCGTGTTCCCCGACGCAAGGAAAAGGCGCCCGTGCGACGTGACTTCACCAAGCACGCGGGCGACGAGGTTCTCAAGCTGGGAAGACGTATAGGGCAGGCGAATATTGGAAGCTCCGGGCCATGGGAATTCTCCCGCTGCCTCGGACGCTATGAGGTCGTACGTATCAGCGTAGCTCTGGAGGTTCGTGTTGAACGCCTGACGCGCCCCTGTTATAGAATTGACCGTGTTGTACAGGTCAATTGAGAGCGCCGTCCATTGGCGCTCAGAGAGCTTTGACGGGATGCCCGTATCAAAAGAAACATTCGCGCTATCCGGCTGGATCGAATGTTCCGGGGCGTTAAGGGGCAGCCTCGTGGGCTGGTCCACGGACTACTTTCCCTTCTTAACAGCTTGCTTTGCGGCCCAAAGAGCCCGCTTACGCACGCTTTTTTCGTGCATTTGCTCTTCCTTATCACGCTCTCCAGGTTCATAATAGTGTGGTCTGGTGGTCTCCCCTGGCATGGGCACGGGGGTGGGAAACTCAGACTTCGGGGACGACCCAAAAAGAGACATGGGCTAGTACCCTTTCTTAGACTTTTTGCCCTTGCCGCCAACTGAACTCGGAATTTTCCCCATTTTGAGCGACGGAGACATTGAGGATTTTTCCTTCGGAGCCGAACCCTTAGCCATTTTTGGCGCGCCCTTAGCAGGAGCTTTCTTCGGGGTTGAAGCCATCACGTTCTCTTTACCGTGCACGGGCTTTTTGCCCAAGAGTTCTTTACCCTTAATGGCCGGCGCACTCGCATGGCCGGGGGACGGAAGTTTTCCGCCAGGTTTACGGCCGCGCTGCGTCTTCATAGAACTTTTGCTGGTCATGTTATTGCCCCATCAGGTCACAAAGGTGTTTACGATCCTTCTCCCCGCTGCGCGGTGCCCCCTGCTGGTTCATATGGGAACCGAGGGACTCCGATTTCTCGGCATGGGGGGCTTCTCCCTGGTTCATAAATGAATTCAGCGTCTTTGGGCGCTCCGTGAGGCGGCCCTGGTTGGGAAGGATTTTATCGGCCATAGTACACCTACTATACCCCCTACAAACCCATGAGTCCAGCGCCACGTCGAGTGGGCTCGTGTGATACCACGTCGAGACCCAAGTATGACCGCTGGGCCTCATCAATGTTTAGTCCTTCGGACTCGAACTCACGCCGCTCCTGCGCGGCCTCAATCTCTTCAATGGGCGTCGCCGCTATCGCGGCAAGCTCGCCTTCGTACGCGCGGGCCATGGAAAAGGCGTCAATAACGTCGTCCTTATTGTCGATAAGGTACGGGTACTTTACAAGTTGCTGCACAAGCTTATGCGTATCCTCGCGATTGATGAAGACGCGGCCGGCGCGGAGCACGGGTTCCAGAGCTTCGATCTGGGCGGCTTTTGAGTTCATGCCACGCGGGGCGAGTCGGGGGTCTTCCAGTATCCGGCGGCGGTCTTGCCGTGGGTTGAACCCCACCACCCGCGTTTGTAGCCCAACATCGTGAAGAGCTGCCTCAAGTAGGGGGGCGCTCATATCCGCGTTTTCTTGCGCTATAAGCTCAGGGCGATACTTCAACGAAAGGTTTACGATAAATTGCAGGCGGTCGGTTGGCAACTTCTTAACACCAAATGCCGCTAGGACCCACCAGTTTCCATCCCGATCAAAGCCGATCACCACGATGCCCGTCTCATCAGAACGCGGCCCGACTGTGGGGGCCGGGTCAATGAGGATGCATGTCCGTAGCGACAGGGATTCGCCGAACCGGAACTTCAGTTCACGGTTCTCTGGGGTGTCTAACAGTCGAAGATTACCGTAGGGCCCCCCGACAAACTCCCCATCGAAATACCGTATATACGCAAGGGTGAAGATATTCTCGCCCTCGGCGCGGCATTCGTTCAGGATGAGTGAGGAGAACATCTTCGCCGTCAGTCGCTTACGATACGCTTCGATCTCGCCCTCGGGAAGAATTTTCGGGAACCTGGCCTTATTTTGCTCGTTATACGCGCCCCATATGATCTTGTGCCACATGGGCGGGTCCCCCGCCATGATGCGCTTCTCGTCCTCCTCAATGATCCAACCATAGACGTCATTATCTCCCCAACGGGTGCCGATGACGAGGAGTGAGGCATGCTCCTCCATGATTGGGATAAACGTCAGAATCTTCGCTCGCGCGTCTTCCATGATGTCCGGGGACTCGAAGTTCACCTCGTGGACAAGGTCATCGCAGATCACCATGTCTAAATGGGCGCCGTTCTTAGAAGAATCGAGTCCAGACGTATCAATTGTCGGCTCATTGAAGGGTATGCTACGCCCACCGCGTGTGATGTACTCCTTCGTCCACTCAACGTACTTGCCGCGTGGCTCACCACATACATCTTTGTACGTGGGATTCTGCTCCATCGCGTCGCACACGCCGCGCAGGGAGTTCTTGGCATCCTTGATCGTAGCGCGGCAGAGGAGGGAGCGGAAATCGGGGTCGATCTCAACCGCGAAGGTGAGAAGGGCTTTCACAAATGACGTTTTGCGCGTTTTGCGCGACATGAGAAGCATCACGAAAAGTCGCTTGTCACTACTCAGGGACGTCGGTAGACGGGTTCGACCGTTATCTTCCCGCCAACGCCGTATGTTGGGCGTATCAGGGAGGGAGGCTTCTAGATTATCCGCTACCACTTCGTACGGGTCCGGCGTAAGTTCCGGCCCACCGCACATCTGCGTGATCTGCAAGAAATGCCAAAAAGACCGGAAGAGGTATTTTTTCTTGTTAGCTCTAGCGTACGATACAAAATCACCCACGCGGCATCTGCGCTTCGGCCTCGTCGGCGTAAACTAATAAGTCTTGGGCCGCTTCTCGGATCGTTCGTGGGCAGAACACGCCGGAGTTATCGGTGCCGTCGGAAAACCTAATGCCCACACGTACGGTGCCATGATCTACCTCATAGTAGAGAACACATTTGCCGTCAGGGAGTGGCGCGTCCTTCATATACCACCATTGATAACAAACGCCCGAGAGTCGTCTATAGCCTTGCGCCGAAGGATAACATCCTGCGCCGTTATGCTGTTTTGCGGAAAGCTCCTGTTCCAATCCCCAACGTCCGCTAAAGTTTCGAACTGAACGCGTCCCATGGCGCCCACTTGTAGGGCGCACCGCTCAATAAGGTTGAATCGTCTGCGATCTTCGCTAATGTCCATCAGAAAGAGCCTTTCTACCGGACAGCTCGTCAAATTCCGACTCCGTAAGCATCTCGCGAGCCATTTGGAAAAATTGTCGAATCTCATCTTTTGACGGGAGCTGTGTGACATTCTTTAGTTGTTTCTTCCCGTCGGCTATCGAATCCCGCAAAGCGCGGCGCTCGCGGCGCTGCATATCTATTTTCTTTTGCGTCGTACGATCCGACAGGAAGCGCAGGGATGCGTCAAGGAGAAGTTTTTCGGTCTTTATGCGGTCATCATATTCATCGAAGTTTTCCCCGTTGGCCGCACGCTTATCTAATTCTTCAATCTTCGCAACGGCAAGGGAAGCTATCCGCTCTTCCGCCTCGGCACGCTTTCGGTACTCCACCTTGTCCAATAAAAATCTGACGGAGTCCTCGTCATACATACCCTGTGCGGCTATGCGAACGGTCGCTTCCCTTAAACATGACTCGGCCATGTTTAAGCTTATGACATACGCTTTAACAACGAGGTCATGCGGCGAATGTTCCCCTTGTTCTCCGCGTTTCGTACGGAGAATATCGTAGGCAGCGCAAAAGCGGGCCCCTTCTAGGGTGCCGCGCCAAGGACCATGTACATACTCGTCTTGATCTTCCGGGCGTACCGAAGTGCTCCACCATCTTTCGAACACTTCCTCGGTAAGATCGAGCATAACTACACCTTTTTGGAGGCTTTCTTCGCTTTTTTGTTGGTGAGTTTGTTGGATTGACCGCTTTGTTTAAGGCCGATGGCAATTTCCTGGGCGCGGGTGCGGTCCTTGTGATGTGGCCCAGCCTTAAGATCATGCATGGCGGCGGCCATGACTTTTTGCTTCTTGGCCTTCGGGGATTTCTTACTCGCAGGCTTTGGTAGAGGCATGATTATTTGCCCTTCTGAGAAGCAACGTACTTCTTCCACTCGCCAGGGTCCATGCCGACCTTCTTAGGACGATCAATACCGAAGGCCTTCCTCGTACCAGCGTAAAAGTTTTGTAGGCCACGACCGAGGTTGCCAATCTTGTCGTTAAGGTCTGACTTGTCTTTGGCGATACCGCCCCCGCCGAAATCCTTCTTAACTTCGGAAACAAATTCGTCTTCAGCCACGACTCACCTCCATCAAGCGCGGATGATTTATGTCCCACTCTAAACGGCGGCGCCTCTCTTGGGGGGAAACGTTACCCGCTACTAAACGAGCTAAGAAACATTCATGCGCGCGCAGCGCAACGGAAATCCACGTTGTTGCAGAATTATCCACCGAAATTCTCCTTCATGAATTTCTGTCCGCCCTTTTCAGCGAGACCACGCACGTCCTCAGCCTGGAGTGAGGACCCACCGCGTTCCGCCTTGGTCTTCTTCGCCATGATCTTTCCGTACATCTCAGGGTCTTCTTTTTGCGCGTACTCACGCTGGGCGGAATAGTACCGCTTTTGGTAGTCGGCGCGAGACTCGCCCGCTTTGCGCGTAGGTGCCCAGTTCGGCTGTGCCATGGCTATCGTAACTCCCAAAGCTTGGCGAATAGAAGCGCCGGTGGGATTATAAAAATGGCCGCTAGCCCAAAAATCACCGCGTCGACGTACCACATCGGTCTACAATCCCAACTGTTGGGCAACCGTACCGCCCGCCACAACCGCAACCACATGGACGTCAAGCTCACGACCTCCGACCTTGAGCAGAGCGCGCCCAAGCGCCAAGGCCTGGCCACTCTCAAGGTTAGAGATTGCAGACGTTATGTTCGCCGCGTCTTTCAGGATAGATTCAATGGCGGAGTCAGCCTGCGTAATACCTGTGCCGCCTGGCAGCGAAGCGGCCAGGGCCGCGAAGTCGGCAACGACCTGAGGCACGGACAACGGGGTCGCCTTCACGGTCTGCTCAATAGCCGAGATAACCGGAGGCGCTGAGGCGATCACGTTCAAAAGCGGGGAAGGGATCGCTACACCGGCGTTGCTGAGAGCTTCGGCTGCCAAGGCAGCGTTACTTACAATCTGGAAAACATTCACGGTTTTGACTCCGGCGGGGTAAAAGGGGATGGTGTCACTATAGCACCTGTGTACAGGTGGCTGCTAGCGCCGGCCGATACAACTGCCGTACCATGCATATTGCCTGAATCAATGCTGCTGAATACAGCGGTTTGGGCCGGGGCGTCGTTAGAAGGAGACCCAAGAATTCGAAGAACCTGGCCACCCACAAGTCCCGTGATCGACAGCGCAGCGAGCACGTTATGGGCATGCGGTCCTATGACCACGACCAGCGCGGCTTGGAACCCTTGGTCGGCGGCTAACGCCGAAACCCCCACAAGCGTGGAAACTATCGCGGCTGCATCTAACTTATGCACGGGTTTCCTCCTTGGGTGCTTCTTGGGTGGAACCGCCGCTTGGAGCACCTGACAAGTGCCCATGCAGGGCGGCAAAAAGCTCACCGATCACTGCGCGAGCCACAGACGCGATAAACTCCGGGGAGGCTGCAACCACAGCGGCGGCGGGGACCTGAACGGTTGAACCGTCTGGCTGCGGAAGCGTAACCGCAGAAAGTTGTCGGGCCTGACTTTTACCGATTATGGGAATAATGTTGCCACCTGGTATCTGAGCTTCCATCATCAGCCTCCTAGAATATCGGACCCGTCACCGTACGGGCTACAAAAAAGAGAAGTTCGCATCATAGCTTCGTCGCGCAGCGCGCGATTACCCACTTGCCGCGCCCAAAGTGATTCAGCCAAGGCGTTAGCCACGACGCCAAACCAGTTGTGTGCGCCCGTGTCGTCTCCGCTGTTCTTTAATCCCTGGGCCTTAGCTATGGCGGCACGGGTGTTTACAAACCCCAGCCAACCCCGCTGCCCCAAGTTGTACTCCAAGTCAACAACAACGACCTGACGGGCGGGGGCCAAAGAATAAAAAATGCCGGTCGGCAGGGAGGCGGATGCGGCCTGTATGTAGCTCGGCAGAATCCGATCGAACAGCTTATCTGAAACGTCTTGCGTAATCGATGCATGCTCATCTAGCACGGCATTTGGATTCGGGCAGCCGGCGGCGGCTAGGTCGGCGCATACCTCGTCCCGGTCGGCTTTCTGTAAATTGTACCCCTTCCCAACCGTCCAAAATCCCATCGTATCCTGGTATGGGGTGAGACGGTCACCTTCGTTGATGCCGATGCGCCGGACAATTTCATGGAGCGTATCAGGTGTTATCATCCCAACCCTCAAGCTTTCCGAACAACTTGTCTTCATGCACAACCGCAACGCGCACGTCTCTACCGCTGATAATCACGTTGTACCAGTCGTACGCCATAAAGGGGAAAATGACCACGTCTCCGACCTGGACATCAACGCATGATGGATGGGTCTTGAGCACGCGTGCATGAGACGGGTAGAGTCCTTGGTTGAATGGCACATACAAGCCGTTTATTTGGTGCGCGTCTTGGTCCTCGTCCTCGCCGCCAAGAAATGGGTGAATGAGACACTCACGTGGGCGTAGGGGGAGCAGCGGATCGATGTCATATGGAGATGCGGCTATCACGGCATATCCCTCAGGTAAGCCGTTGATCCGTCTTTATGCATAGCGGGCATCTTTTTATTTTGCACGTACGATTTAAGGGCTTGCGCGTCGCACGCGGGCGCAATAAGTGCGTACGTGTTGGCGTTCGTTCTAACCGTACACCGTAGATACATGCCCCCATTGGGGGGCTCTACCCATGCGGCGGCACGGGCCCACTTCAGTGTTTCTCCGGCTGGTACAAAAGGAGTCAGCCCACGCGTAAACTCCTCCTCCACGTGAGCGATCATATCGGCTCCTCGTCAAAGTCCGGCTCGTCGCTCTGCGGCGGATCACTGTACAAGACGTCTGGGGGCGTGATGGTAGCTCCGCTTGGGAAGACCAGCGCCATATTACCCCGCTTCTTTGGGGCATCATCAAAGACGGTCTCAACCGACCGTGTAACAACATCTTGTGACCGTGGTTGATACTGCTGCCGAAGCATAGGGTTTGCCGGCGGCCGAGGGTCAAACACAACAGGCATGGAGGGCCGATGCGTCACCGGATCAACATACGTTTCCTTGGGAACCCAACGGCCGGAATTCGCCGGGTCGAGGTCTGACTCTGAGCCCCACTTCTTGACGTACTCTAGTCCCTTTGTCAGAAGTGTCCGTAACGCTTCGGACACCGTACAGTCCCACTTCTCGGCGTACTCGATCACTTGTTCGTACTCACGCAACTTTAGCGTAAGGAGCATCTTCTTCTTGGCCTGTGATCGTAGCATGAGCTGCTTGTCACGCTCGAGAAGATCGGTGATTGTCGTCGGTTTGTTAGTTTTCGTCTTTGGAATGCGTGGCGAACTCATATTTTGCCCCCGCTAAAGAACGCGATGATGGCCGCGAATACCGCTACGCCAACCACAATGCCGAGCGGGCTACGGCTCGTGCACAGTTGCACGCCCAAAATAGCGCCGCCGATAAACACAAACGTTGCCAAAAAAGTTATCATGACAAATCCTCTCGCGGAACACTCGGTATTTCTTTCGCGCTGATCGCCGCCTCTACGCGCACCGCTGGGGCAAAGCCGATAGACACGAGATACCCCGGATACCTTTCCGGCGTATCGGGTACCCGCTGCCTCTCGGAAACAACTTGGCGGAACATTGGGTCTTTCCAATCGGTGGCCGTGTGCACCCAGCACGTAACAATGTCTTGCACAAGACGCGCTCTACTCACACGGCGAAGCAACCTACTGTGCACGTTCATAGCATCGGCAAGGACGCGGGGCAGTTGTATGGAGAACGTTACGAGGTCCGCTCCCGCATCGCCTTTGTTTGGTGTGCTCATAATGATTTCTTCCGATCACTATCCCGGCGAATAACGTCGATCGTCGTGGCCCATGGAGTAGGTATCGCGTTCACGTCTGCTGCGATGTAGCCGTCATCCGCAGGCCGATCATCCGTCGCGGCAAGGACAATTTTTTCATCGTTCTTGACGATGAGATACCCAACGGTGCGGCGTGTTGCGAGCGGGTACTTCTCCGCGCCCTCCATGGTCAACTGCCCTGAAGGACCGACCGCATCAAGCCACGTCACCTCGACGAGGTCCCATTTTTTCGGCTGCGGTTTACGCTGGGCCATTGAGCCAATCCTCCGAAACGCCGTTTCCGTTAAATTCTACGCCCATAAACCGTGCCCGCCCATCCGTTATGTAGACGGGGTACGTTTGGTAATGCGGGTCGCCGTCAACGTACTCCACAACAGTAATACCCTGAATCCAGTCGGTGCGCCCACGATCGGACGGCACGCGCGTTACATGCAGGCTTTCCAAGTCGTAGTTCTTTTCCACAGAACACAGGCACCCGGTGTCTACCGTAAAATATTCCTTACGATCTCGGCCATGGATGACACTGGGGGTGACGGATTGCTTGTGCAAGTGACCGTGGACCACATGCCCAGCGAACTCGCGCTGCTTGGGAGGGGCGTGCATGGCGAAGTATCCTGGAAGGAATTCAATCTCACCACCTGGGTATTGTCCCGAAAACTTGATGCCCAATTCAGCGTATCGCAGGAGGAATGGCTCACTGAACACGGGCCATTCTTCTCCGTGTTCATCGGGGGCTTTAGCCCGCGTAAGGTACATAGCCTCTCGGTTATGTTCAAGAACAAACTTTTCAGGGCGTAGCGCATGATTACTCCCAATCTCCCAAAACTCGCACCCTTGCGTCGCAGCGGCGATGAGGCGTCCCTTCCACTCGTATCCGGCCTGCACGGACTGCTGGGTCACGCCAAAGTACTCCGGGTGTTTCATGTACCGCGAGAAGATCGGCCAGTCCATCCAGTCGCCGATACCGATAACCTTTGTCGGAGCAAGGTGTGCGATGATCTGCCGACATACCTCGATCGCTCGCGGATCGTGCGTCGGGGTGAGGGCTTGGGTCTTGGGGTTGCGGAGATACCCGATCTGCGCATCTGACACGATGACGACATATTTTGTATCATGCGAAAGTGCACCGTACGGGTTATACATAAACGACGTTGGAGTCGCAGGCTGAATGAGCGGGAACTTCGGCGTTTCCGGAGCGAACTCGATCGACTTCGCGTAGAGTCCATGCTCTTCCCACTCACCTTCCTTATTCTTGATACCGCCGCCCCATTCGGATAAGCGCGCCTTACGAATGGACCCTATAGCGTCCGGCTTGACGGATGAATTGTCCAACAGCTCTTGCAGGCGATTTTTACGTTCATTTGACTGCTCCAAGAGACGCTGGGCTTTCTCCCCGGCGTGATCGCGACAGCCGCGCACCTTAATGGTGCCGATACGGTCGCGGACCGTGGATGCAGGAATCTTCAAGATGCGCGCGACGGCCGCTGACGACTCGCCGTTGGCGAGGTACATGTCAAACATCTCCTGGTCGGAGACCGCCGGTATGGCACCGTGGTACTTCTGTGGTTTACCCATGCTCGAACTCTACCATGGTGACATGATTCGTGAAATGGGCCCTTCGACCCTCCTCCCATTCGTTGACCGGTGATATGGTGGACACATGCCGTACATCAAAAAAGAACTCCGTGCTTCCATTGGGACACCGGCCGCGTACGCCGGCACCGAGGCGCTCACGCCGGGTGAGCTGAACTACGCGGTAACGAAAGTGGTCTGCGGGTACCTCACGGCGCACGGCGTTTCCTACCAACGGATAAGTGAAGCTATAAGCGCGCTCGAGTGTGCCAAAATGGAACTCTACCGGCGCGTGGCAGCACCCTATGAAGACAAAAAATGTGCCGAGAACGGAGAGGTATTTTGAGCCCCGCAGAGAGAATAGAAAAAGCCCAAACATACATTCGAGACGCTATCACTGACCTACGCTCCGAGCCGCCGGCGAACGATGTCTGTGCGCTCGTGAACGCCTTCGCCGAATCACACCTTGCCGTCGTGTCGGCGATTCTTGACGGCGATGTGGAAAGAGGCTTGGGTCTTTTGTCGAACTTCGACATAGCCTACCAAATGCTGAGGCCAAACCGATGACACATGAGATGTCGTACTTTCCATTCATAACTGTAGCTATCGTCATGTGCGCTCTGCGCATTCTCGCATGGTTGGTGGAATGGGCGGAAGCCGAGTTCCGACAATGAGAGTCTACATCGCCGGTCCAATGTCCGGTCTGCCGGGGTTGAACTTTCCCGCCTTCGACGCGGCGGCCGAGCGCATGCGGGCGTTGGGGCATACCCCCGTTAACCCCGCCGACTTCGATCGTCTACTTTGGCCTGACCACGATTTCTCGGCGGGCTGCCCGCCTCCAAAGTTCAACTACGTTGGAACCCTGCGCAGCGATCTCCATCTCCTCGACACCTGCGATGCTATCTACTTCCTACCGGGGTCCGAGAACTCCGTCGGTGCCACGCTTGAACGCGCATGGGCTGCCGCCCTTCACCTTCCCGAAATAAAGGACGTGCAATGATCCACATTCCTGAAACCCACCGTCTTGTCCTCGTGAGCATACGCGGTCCCATGGGCAGCGGTAAAACGACAGCGGCGGAAATACTCTGCCGTGAACACGGGTTCACACGGTTGTCATTCGCCACGCCCCTCAAGAAGATAGTGGAGCGTATAACGCCGGACGGCAAGATAGACAAGGCGCGTGATCGCGCCCTCCTCCAATTCCTCGGGACGGAATATTTCCGCACGATCGACCCGGACTTCTGGGTCAAGCAGTGGGTCAAGGCCGTTGCCGAACGCCTCGAACTGACCATGGGTGAATGTCGCATCGTCGTGGATGACTGTCGGTTTGCCAACGAAGTGGAAGCCGTGCAACGCCTTAAAGGGCATCAAGCGTACCTCGACGTGAAGCCCCAATTCCGCCTCAACCGCCTCGCTGCCCGTGACGGCGTCGTCGCAGAGGGGATAGAGGGTCACGCTTCAGAATCCGACCTCGGCTCTGATGGATGCCTGATCATCGACAACAATGGTTCCACACGTCAACTCGCGTACCACCTCAACGTGTTTACCGCGTTCGCCGCTGCGTTCTCTGAACACCACTGATCACACGATGGCGCGGTCTGAGAGAATCGAACTCTCCTGGCGGGTTTTGGAGACCTGCCCGCTCCCAGAGCAGACCGTACGCTTGAGCATAACAGGAGGGCCCCCGTTGTTTGTCTGCCACGTGGGGGGCCCTCCCCACTTCGGTACGGCTACGAAGTTCCCTCCCATCGAACCCGACAGAGGCGGAGGACGGCCCCGCGCGAACTGTCTCTTCGCAGAGGCGGGACAATTTATTATACGCGATGAAGTCAAGCGTACACAACGAGAGGTAATATGCCAAACCCAGAGCTGGTACAGAAAGCCCTACGGGCCAAACAAATACACGCGACGAAAAACGACGAGGCCGTTAATCGTGTCATTGCCCACCAGGTCGCTGCCTCGCTGCGTATGGAGGGGATAAAGACTACGGCCCGTGAGATACTACAACTCGTTTTCAAAGTTCAAAAAATTGACCCGGACTAGGGAGGGTGTGCCCCCAAATATCGCTCCCTCCCCCTGGGGTACATGCCTACCGGGCGTGGGGTCTGGGACAGAACATGTGTTCTCTAAACTTTACACAATCAAGGCTCGAAATGCGGCCCTAGGAGGCGGCGTAGCGTCCGCGCCCATAGTATAGTACCCCCTGAAGCCAGGCTCCCTGACGGGCCGTATTCGCGTTGGAAGGATTTCTTTACTCTCCCTTTACACGAAACCACTAAACAACTACTTGTGTGCTGCCGATCACTGAAGTATAAGGGACACAAGGAGATCGACATGACATACGAACAGACGGCTACAGAGACAGTGACCCGGGACGCGGCGGCGAGAGAGATCGCAGCACATGGTCAATCATTTGAGGAGTTCACAGCCGAACTAGGTGACCGCCCTCTTTACCGCGCCGCAGTCGTTTTGACATGGTTGGGGTACTGACATGAAGCACCTATGCGTAACACTCGCCCGCTACGTGGCAGCTAGCGTCGGTATGGCGCACCGGGCGGAGGCGCTTGATAGCGCGGGGCTGTAGCCATGGCACATCCCGCACTTCCGCTAATATTTGCGGTGTTGACGTACATCGTTGCTATGTTAGTCGGCATTTACACTGGGTGGGTACATTGATCGAAGGAGACTGACCATGGAACTATCAACCAGCCTCACCACGACAGACCGCATGGGGCGCACATTGGAACAAACGCTGCAAGTATGTGGGGAGTTATTCGACAACGCCGGAAGTAACCAATATCCCTGCGCTCGTAGGGACGACCGTATGATCGCGTATGTCTCACGCCGCGCGATCGGTCATCCGCTGGACTCAGACGAGCTGCCTTGCTTCTCTTGCATATATAGCCGCTAAGGAGATCATTATGTTCACATCCAAACTCACCAAGACTATCCGCGCGATCGACGCGCCGCGCACGGTGCGCGAAGAGGAAGCCCGCTGCATCGCGGCCCTCTACCAACGATCCGCGATCTACCAAGCGCTGCTCCGCATCCCGACGAAGCCCGTGTACGCCGAGCGGTGGGCGAGGTAATTGCGAACGATTAGCGTATATTTTCGTCGAAATAAGCCTCCACAAGGCGTTTTAGGGCTCTCGGATGTACTGGGAGCCCTTCTATTTTCAGGAATTATTTGCAATAAATGCGAATGACTAGCACTTTACCCCTATATATAGTAGGCAGAACATACGTTCTCACACTTCCATTTCTCGTTGATTCTTTACCTAGTCTTTACAAATTAACCAATCCACGAGTCAACGAATATGCAATAATGATGGCGAGGAGAACAGTCATGAGCATTTGGCAGGAGGCGGACGACCTCGATACACCGGAAGCATACGTGAGCATATCGGACGGCGCGCGTACCCACTGCGCACGCGTTGCCGACTTGATCTTGCCGGTCGGTGCCGATGAGACGACGATCTGCGACGCCGCTGCCGAAGACTACGCAGAGGGGTACGTCGGCAGAAAAATCAGTGTAGAAGTGACGCTCTACAGGAATAACGAAGTTATTGACTGCGTGTACCGTATGGTATCGCCGTCGTGACGGGGCCAGGTAGTAAGCTTTGCTTAACAACTGCGCTCGTGATGCGGGCTGCATAGCGATGAGTACATATAAGAGCCCGGCGAAGAAGGCGCGCACCATACTATTGGCGCAGTACCTCGCGGACCGGCCGGAGCCGAAACGGGCCGTCATGGCGTTTCGTCCGCTGAGAGCGCCGAAATGCGATGCGTGTGGACTGGCGACCAAGCCGACATGGGGAGTAAGACGGTGTCGGTGCGGCAGGGTGAAGCGTAACGAAGGAGAAGGATCATGATGTACAAAGCGATCACAACGAAATATCTCGGGCCAACACAGAGGCGCCCAGGCCGTATTGTAGCCGTCACGAGCCATCACAAGGAACGTAAATCCGTGACGGTGTCATGGGACCACGCAATATCGAGCGAGCTTAATCATCGGAGTGCGGCGTATATGCTCGCCGACAAACTCAGTTGGTACGATAAAAACTGGGGCTTTATCTACGGTTGTCTTTTGCCCGGATCAAAGCCGCCTGTGCACGTGTGGGTTTTTGTCCCCCATGCTGAGGCGACAGAACACATATTCGCGGGGAGGGAAGATTCATGTGTATGATTTCGTCTTTCTTGCTTGGTATGTGGGAATGGCGGTCCGATCTCACCACGCACGCGGAAGACATGCTGGCGTACGATTGGGGTAGGGAAATAATGCACCGCGTAACGTTTCGACGTTGGGACTCCATCTAGGTTTATGCCGCGTGTAAAGGAGAAATCATGTTGGTAATAGGACGGAAAATCGGCCAAAGATTCCGCATCGGACAGGCGTGGGTGATGGTCACATCGGTCGATGCGGATGGAACGGTGCGCCTTGGGGTAGAAGCGCCGAGGAGCGTAGCGGTGTGGCGTGAAGAAATCGATAGGGGTCAGGGGGCGAACGACAGGAGCCGTTGGGACTCTGGGAGTGGCTGTGCGGAGTGCATGGGAAAGAAGACAGCGCTATGACACGACATGAGCAAGAACTTATAGCCGATGTGCTATACCTGACCGATAATAACCCGCTCGTACCCTCCGTAAAAATCGAGAAAGTTTGTGCGGCTTTGGCCGCTGCGCACGAGCGCGAGGCAGAGATACGCGCGATTCTCGCTCGTGGGCCAAAGGAGGCGTGTAATGATTGACCATTTAGGATATTGCGCCACGTGCGGGCGCGACGTGTTTGGACCGGCGAGCTGCCCATCACGGGGGTCGTTTCATCCATTCGGCGTATGCGCGGCATGCGATCCCGATAGGTGGATGCGCAGAGCGGGGTATAGCTGGGCTGCCGGGGTCGGCAGAGGCATGCCGCCATATGAGATCGTGGCAAGGCGGAAAACCATCCTTGGACGGGATGTTTGGCTGTATTTTTTAGAGCGTGGCGAAGAATCCATTTGTCATGGATATTTGGAGGTGAAGTCATGACCCACAAAGAGATGCTGCAACTAATGCTTCGACATGCAGCCATCCCCATGACCGATCATGAAGACGGCTCAATCTCCACTGAGCGCATGGCCTTTAGCGATCGAATCCAGTTTTGGTTCAACGCTCACGGCGACCTAGAGGTAATGATGCATGCTGATAGGGTTGAATAGTACCAGGGGGATGTAAATGGTTGCATGCCACGGCTGTTAAACGCTAAAAGCTTACTTACCATACACGGTCCGTAAACTTTTTGTAAAATCATACAATATTTGGTCCAAAAGGACCTATTTTGGACTTGGCGGCGGGCCTACACTCAGAAAAAGACGCCGGGTCGGCATATACACGAAACCACGAAAGGGCACTCTTGTGAACAGTGGACCATGGCCTGTACCCATCCCGGGGGCGGAATACGTTAAGCGCGCAGTCTGGCCGGAACTCAAGTACTTAAGCGACAACTGGCCGTCACTGCGAGGGCTGGTTTGCGAACGAATGGCAGAACTGACGCCCAAAGACGGTAGCTTTGGTGTCGTACGTGCCGGACGGGGGATGTATTGGTAAAATGCGCGAATACATACCGGATTTACCCGCCGACAAACATTTGTACAATTGCCCTTTGGGCAAAGGAGGACCCACATGATCGCGTACCACGGAGACCACGCTGTCAAAGACGGCATACTCGCACAGTTACAAGCACACCACGATGCTGATGAGATCATAAAGGGGGTTTATTGGCAGAGAGGTAAAGGCTGCGCCGTAGGCTGCACCATTCACTCGGGTGAGCACGCGGAGTACGAACCTCGTTTCGGTATTCCACAGACCCTCGCACGCCTGGAGGACACAATATTCGAAGGCTTGCCAAACGAGATTGCTAAGGGGTGGCCGCTACGCTTCATGCGCGCCATTAAACCTGGCGCCGACCTTTCTCTCATACAGTGGCAGTTTTTACACTGGCTCATGACGGATGAAAATGTGAACCCTGGCATCAACCATCCGAGCGTGAAAGACGCTGTGGCGCAATTAGCTACTCTACTAGCCGCGTGTAGTAAGGGCGATCCCATCGGAGAAGAGGCGGCGCGGTCGGCGGCGGCGTACGTGAAAATGGCAGAAAAGCTGGTCGAGTTCCTGGAATCCGCCTAGGCTATGTCATTTCCTCCGGGGAGTTACCTGTTCCAGCTAAAGGACGACTCCAAGGAGCCTGCGGTTCCACGTGCACATCTTATGGCTGTACCTGACGACCAATTTGTGCAGGTTGGGCAAAACGTCGGAATTGCGCTCAAGGTAAAGGGCGTCACACAGTTCATCTGTGCTGACCTCGATCGCCCCAATGCGGAATTGGAAGCGAAGTTGACGGCTGAAGGAACGTGGTCGCAGGCGACGCCGCACGCGCGGCATTGGCTGTTCCTCCCGCCGCCGGGGTTCCGAGGCTCTAATAGCAAGCTGCCGATGGGCAGCGGGGACCTCAAGAGCGACGGCTATATCGTCGCTCCGGGTTCACATGTTGTCTGTGACGGCTCGCGCCACGCGGATGGGCGGGCGTGCGGAAAGACCGACTACGTCCATGACGGACCAGACGAACTCAAACCCGCGCCGCCGTGGCTGCTTGACCTATTTGTAAAGCATGACGCAAAAAATCCGGTCGAGGAAACCAGTGGGATCGCCAAGGGCAACCACGACAACTTTCTTTTCGGGGTTGCGCGCTACGTGCGCCAAGAGTGGGGCCTCTCTGAGGCAGCCGTGCAGAAAATGCTCGTAAAAGGCCCTAGAACGGTCTTAGAGGGCGAGAATCCCAACGACCCGTACACAGAGTCATCCATGCGGCGGATCGCGCACAGCGCGGCTTCCAAAGCTCCGTTAGAGCCGACGGTAAAACTTTCACCGGCCGGTGTAACCTCCGCTTTTGAAATACCAATGGTGGGGGAGCCCATCCGGTGGTGGGTTTTCGGCTTCGTCCCCCGTGGGCGTTATATCGGGCTCTACGGTCCAGGGGGTGCGGGTAAGACGACGTGGGGGGCTTGGCTAGCTGCCCAGGTGACACAGAAAGCTCCATTTCTTTACGTGGGGGTTGAAGAGGACGGAACAGAGTTTGTGCCAAAGGCACGGCTTGCCGGCGCGGTCGCAGCAAACCTTTACAGTCTCGACGATCCTATGACGTACACTTTCCCACGCGACGCAGGTCGCCTGGAGGAAATGATCGCAGCGATGGGCGTGGGGGTTGTGTATTTTGACAGCATCTACAACCATTTTAGCGCCGATGAAGGGTTGATGGTGTCCGAGCGTACGCGAAAGATACTTAGCTCGCTTGACTTGGTCGCTAGGAAGACAAAGTGTACAATTATCGGCGTTTTTAATGTTAAACGGGATGGCACATTCAGTGGGTCCGAAGAGATGCGGAGCGTTCCGCGTGTCCTTCTGCGGGCGCGGCGTTTGAAAGACCGTCCGCTTAGAATCCGCGTGGAAAAATCCAATCTCGATAACACAGGTACGGTTATGCAGTTTGGCGTGCGCTCCGTGCCGCTCGCGGACGTGGATACCGGCGAGGTCCAGCTCGTGGAGGACGCGGGGGGAGTTTTGCGTCCGTATGATATTAGAGTCGCCGAACGTATTGTCGATATTAGCGAAGAGGATGCGGATGTAGACGAATCAGTATTCCCTGAGACACACCCCTGAGGGGGTGTCAGGGTATGGCTATTACTACTCCTACGGAGTAGGACCGAGGCCTATAGGTAACGAATCAACCAAACGAGGACATATGAAACTTCAGGTTATGATTAGCGCCGTTGTCGATAAGGCTATAGCATCAGATAACCCGATCTGGGGCAAGCGGCTGGCCTCCATGTTGGAAAACCAAGCGAAGATATTACGGCTTCGTTACGGCGGAAGTACGAAGAAAGAACGCATCCCTCTTGGTCAGGGATACATACCCGCCACAGGACCGCTGCAGGTTAAACGTGCGCACGAGGGGGCCGCTAAAAACCCGCGCATAACGGCCGAAGAACTCGCGACGCTCGTTTGTGTCGATGTAACCACAGCCCGAAGAGCTGTGCGATGGGCTCAGGCTGTACGATACGTTAGCGACCCGACACGGGACCGCGTCACGGGGCTCCTCAAGCAGGGGGCTCATACCAGTGAGATCGACGTATGGATGCGGTAACCCTACGATCGTGGCAGGCGCGTGAGGTCACAACGAACGCTCGCACGCTCCGCCGCGCGATGCTGTGTGATCCGCGCACCGGGAAGACGCTCGCCTGCATAGCATCGTATCTCCAAAGCGGATTTACGCGTGAGAATACGATGGTTGTGTCCCCTGTGTCCTTTGCCGCGTCATGGGCCCAACAGTTAGAGGACGCCATACAAACGCCGGTGCTCCGGGGATACGAGCTTTCTACGGCGGTGCTCTATAAGAAACTTCAAGCGGGTCGCGCGGTGGGAAAAAAATGTGTCTGTGTCCTAACGTACGGGCAGATTTGGCGAAGCACCCCGAAATGCCGATTCAAAGAAGAACTACGGAAATGGAAATGGACGGCTCTCATCCTTGATGAACTTCACCGGATCGCTTCTCCATCGTCACGCCAAGCACGGACCGCCCGGCTGTTAGCTTGGGATGCAACATGGGTGCGCGGCCTTACCGGCACGCCGGTACCCTCGCACTACGGCAACCTGTGGGGTCAAATGACCGCGATCGACAAAGAGAAGTGGGGGACGTCATTCGGCGAGTTCGCAAAGCGCGAACTTGTTATGGACTCGTTGTACCCTTCGCGTGTTGTCGGCGTACAAAACGAAGAGCGCCTTCTTCATATGGTTCGCGAAGATGCGTGTATTGTTACGCGTAAAGAAGTATTTGGAGCGGATAAGTGGGAGTACGTTGTTCGACATGTAGACCTGCCTAAGAAAGCGCGCGAGCTTTACAACAAGCTCGCAAAAGAATGGGTCGCTGAACAAGACGGCGCGGCCGTCGTAGCAGACCACGCCCTGACGCGCCTTGTTCGGTTTCAGCAGATAACGAGCGGCTTTGTCAGCTCTGAGGACGGCGTAGCGCGTAGTATCCATGAGCAAAAAATTGAGGCTGTGGTTGATGATCTATCGGAGATTGCGGCACAGGGGGAAAAAGTCATTTTGTTCCATCGCTTTCGTTGGGAACATGCGGCATACCAGGCAGCATTGGGAAAGATTCGTGGTCTTAAAGTCTTTGCTATAGATGGGTCTACGAACGCATTGGAACGCATCCAGATCGCAGAAGGATTTAATAAACATAGAGGCCCGGCTGTTGTTGTTGCACAGATTCAGGCGGCGAGCGAGGCGTTATCGTTTGCGGAAGCCCAACATGCATTCTTTGTCAGTACAAATTTTAGCCTGAAGGATAATCTCCAAGCACGCGATCGTGTTTTCAAGCCGGGGGAACCCCGTGTCGTTACGCACTTCATTGTGCGGCATTCCGTAGATGAGTTCATCCATCGTAAAATTTCGGAAAAGGTGCCGCTGCACCAGGCCATAATGGGATGCGCGTTGAACGACGTTTTAGGAGTGTGAACATGAACGGTAAACGCATAAAAGAAATACTATCCACATTTTGGATTTGCGTTGTGGACGAAAGCCTGCGGAAGTACATATTTGAACCTCCGGTAAAGGGCACGGGGTATATAACGGCGGTGTTTTGTCGAGCGGCGTCTCACCCAGCGGGCATGACTTGGTATTCTAACGGAATGGAACCCGATTACACATGCAAAGGGTGCGGGGATAACTGCGGGTGATTTGCCCCGACTGTCGTGCGTGCCCATTGTGGGAGAACGCGCAAAATGTGGGGATAGGCGGGCGCGGTGCTGTTCACCCGGAATTTTTGATCGTGGGGCAGAATCCAGGATCGCAGGAGGATTGGGAAGGCCGCGCGTTCATCGGACCGAGCGGAAAACTTCTCACCGCGATGCTCCGCGATGCGGGCTATGACCTCAAGAGCGTTCGTGTTACAAACGCAGTCCGCTGCCTGACGCCCAAAAACAGACCGCCGGAACCAAAGGAGATTGAAGCGTGCCGACAACACCTTATAGCGGAGATACAAGAATGCAAACCCTCTGTGATTATTGCATTAGGCGACATTGCATTGAGAGCATTGTGCCGGACTTCGGGTATGCGAGACAAACGGGGGAAAAACTTCCCGCTTCACGAGTCAATGCACTATACATGCAGCGTTTATCCTATGTATCATCCTGCGTATATACTCAGGTATCCGCAAGCCCGTGCGACCGTTGTGGCAGACCTGCGGAAAGTGCGCGACCGAACTATTACCGAGGAGACGGTGCAGTGGGAATGGTACAAACCGGAAAGGACGGATAAGGTTTATGCCGTGGACATCGAGACGGACTTTGACTGGGAAACCAAGACGGGCGGAGAAAATATCGTTCAAGTGGCCGTCGCCTCTAGCACCGATGGGTGCCTTGTTTCGCGTGCTGAATGGCCAACCCTTATGGCTGAAGTATCAAAGGGGCAAGTTGTTGGTCATAACTCGTGGTGGTTTGATTGTCAGAAAGTTAGAGCCGCTGGTGTGCATATGCCTTGGGGACGAGATACACTGGTTCTAGCTTACCTTATGGACGAAACACAACCGCTCGGGCTTGAGGCTTTGAGCGTAAAATACCTAGGTGTGAAAGGGTGGAAAGATGAAGGTCACAACAATGCGAAGGACCCTGTTAAGTTCGCTCTGTACAACGCACGGGATGCTTGTTACACACTTCGCCTGCATGACTACTTCCTTGCGAACCTTGGTGCCAATCGTGCGGGCGTCCCGCGCGTTAGAATATCGGATGAAATCCTACTACCGGCCAAACTAGCCCTAGACGAATGCACGCGGCGCGGCAACTTCGTGAACCTCGCGGCTGTGGAAGAGACCGAAGCCCGCTGCCTAGCCATCGCGGACGAAAAGGTGAAACAATTAAGGGAAATAGCTGACGACGGCGCGTATGCTGAAGCTAACCTATGGAATTTTGAAAAGACGCGCAATCTTAATCCTAATTCTCCACTTGAGGTGGGGCGTTGGATGGAGCTGCACGGGATGTTCTTGCCCCGCACGCAAACAGGCGTACCACAAACGGATAAGGCCGCGCTCTCGCTGTACCGGGGCAACCCGTTTGTAGATGCCCTGGAAGAGTACCGCGCGGCGGGTAAGCAGCTTTCAACGTACGTCAAGCCATACAAAGCGGCGGCGCAGAACGCGGACGGTAGGATTCATCCGGAATACACCATCGTCCGCACCGTCGTCGGGCGCACGAGTTGTAAGAGCCCAAACCTGCAAAACCTGCCGCGCGAGCTAAAGAACTTCATCTCTGCGCCGCCGGGTAAGGTGCTGGTCTCAGCCGACTATAGCGCCCTGCACATTCGTCTGTTTGCGTGGGTGGCCCAAGAGCCGCGAATGTTGGCTGAGTACGCAAAGGACCCGCACTGGGACCCGCATTTGTTTTTCGCGAAGTCCTTTTACGCCAAGGACGAGATATCCAAGCAGGAGCGACAGATTGCTAAGTCGGCAAACTTTTCGCAGCTCTACCTGGGGACGGGAGAAACGCTCCAAGATTATGCCTCAAAGGTGGGCCTCAAACTTGATTTAGGTCTGTGTCACCAAACGCATTTGGGGTGGCACGGAGTGTTCATTGGAGCGAAGCCGTTTTACGGCCGCGTGGAGCGCGAACTGCGTGAGAAGGGATACGTGGAGACGGCGGTGGGGCGGCGCAGGCACTTCGGTGATGTCTCGTTGATGAACCGCCAATCGTTCAACGCGGCGCTTCGCGAAGCGGTGAATTTTCATGTGCTTGGGCTTGAGCCGGACATAGCTCTTCCAGGGCTCTCTGCATGTCACAAAGCGGGGCTGCCGGTGTGCGGCTTTATCCATGATAGCGTTTTGCTGGAGTTTGATTCGGAGAAGGAGTACCTAGAGAACAAGGGACTAATAGCCCAATGCATGTGCGAAGCGCCCGTGTTACTGTTAAAGGAGAGGTTTGGTGTGGATATGAATGTTCCTCTGGTCATAGAGTTTGAGGTGAAGAAGTGATATATTCGGTTGGCGAGCGTGTCTGTGCTGTATGTCATCGCAAGTTTATGGATCGTAACGACCCAAATGAAAATATTTTTAGAGCGAGAATTTGTTCTGTTTGTTTGGACAAGAAGACGCCTGGTGGGCCGTGAAATTCACACCACGTAAGCCGCTCATTCTGTCGTCAAGCGCGCTCAGTGCGTTCAAACGATGCCCTAAGTCGTTTGAGCTTCAATACGTTCGGGGCTTTCAAACCGAAACGAATCGTGCGGTTGAAGAGGGCGCATCCTTCCACGAGATCATAGCGAAGGCCGCATTAGGTGTACCACAGGAAAAACTCATTGCGGATTACGTGGGACAGCCTATGCTCCCCGTTGCCCTAGGGTACCTAAAACATAAAGGTATTAGGGGCGTTACTTTAGCAGTAGAACAGCCCCTTTATACAAAAATTCTTCCGAGCGTCTGGATTCGCACGACGTTCGACCGTGTGTATAATTTGCTGCCCGACAGCTCGCCTACGATCCTGGACTACAAGACGTTCTCCAACGCGCCGAACTTGGACGTGGAATTGAACTTTCAATGCAAGCTCTACTGTGTGCTCACAATGGAACATTTCGGCCTTGAAAACCCGCCGCGTTTTGAGTTTGAGTACGTACGCCGCACCCCGCCGTTCATCGAGAAGGACAAAAAGGGCGGTGTGTGGACGCCGGATGACTGCTACAAGACATGGCCTATTTACATATCCTCGCGCGAGGCGGCGGTCCTCAAGGCAGAGTTGTTGGCCGACTGCGAACGCATACTTCATACCTTGAAGACATGGGAGCCGGGAGACCCAAGGTTTTCCCGCACGGCGCTTACAACAAGCGGCTGGTCGGCGTTCTCCTGTGGTACATGTTTCGTACGAGAACTTTGCAAAGCCGAGGCGTCTACGGGCAGGTTGTCGGCGGCACAGATTGAAGCAAACACCACGGGCATAGGGGTTTTCCCGCCGCCGCTCCCTAAAGGGGCAAATGGAAAAACGTCGTACCTAGCAACAGTTGAAGAAAGCGAGAGTTTGAGATGACGATTTCCGAGTTGGAGGCGCAGTTGCTAGAATTGCGAAAATACGTAGGTGATGCAATCGTGAAGCAATGCGTAGTTGTGGACGGCGTGCAACATTGCGCCCTAGCACGAGTCGCCATGGCCAGTTACAATGTAGACGGAAGTGTTGCGGGAGTAATGCTTCAATGATTTATCACTTAGACTGTGATCTTAAGGGACTCCCGTACCAATACCGGGACATCGCGTCAGAGGGCACGCGACTCAAAACATTTAAGCTCGCTACGTACCAAGAGTACGAAGCGTGTTGCGACACCCTTGCCGAGCAGGTGACCCCCAATGATTTCGTCGTTGTGGATACGCTATCGCAGCTCGTTGAGGCAACGCTTGAGTACCTGCGTGAGCGTGCTATGGCGGCTAATGGCATCGTGCGTGCCTCGGACGCTATAGAGCTGTTTGAAAAGGTATCAGCGTTTGGGCGTGATTATAAGGATTCCAAGGGACTCATAATGCAGAAGATCAAGAACCTCTCGGCGCGGGGGGCTCGCATTCTTCTTAACGTCCACCAGAAGTCCGCGTACATGGATTCTGATCGCGCGGCCATTGTATCCACCTTTAAGGGCATTCCTATGGACGCCGTGAAGATGATAACACCAAGTCTGAACAACCAGCTTTTTGAGATCGTCAACGCCCGCGCGACAGATATCTACCGCCTCTCGCGCTATAACGAAGACGTTATAGATGAAGCGGGTAACATGACGATCCCGTACGGCACGCGGCTTCTGCATTTGTCCGAGAATCCCAACGACGTTATAAAGTCCAGCGCACCGCCGGATAAAATTGCGTCTTTGCGGGCCGGGATGTTAAACCCCACATTACCGAAACTTTACGCCCTTATCGGCGGAAAGCCGGAGATGATGGTCGTATATAGTCCACCTGGAGTCGGAAAAACAACGTTTGCCCTTAGTTCGCTGAAACTCGCTGCGAAAACGGAGAACTCTGATGAAGTATAAGCTAACAGGGGAATTTAAGATAAATGCGTTTGGGATTAATGACGTGTCAGATGAAGCGCTCTTCGCGGAATTAGCGCACCGTATGTCTAAGGGAGAAAAACAATGAGTAGTTATGTAGACGAGCACGGGAATATCAAGGTTGATGAAATCTCATCCGGCTTCGAGCGCGTTCCGCTTGGCGTGTACAACGCCGTGTTGGCGGCCGTCGCTATGCAGGAGCCGAAAGCCCCCGGTAAGGGTGAAACGCTGGTTGTTACATGGCGTATCCTTGAAGGCCCCCACGCCGGAGAATCACTGTACGTATACTATGACTTCACCGTGTACGAACAAGAGGGCAAGAAGCCGTTGATACGTGGAGTCGGCGACCTTCTCAAGGACTTCGCCGCCGCTGGGGTTCCCTTCGACCCCAAAAAAGAAGTGCTCTCCCAGAGCTGCACGAAGAACGCTAAGTTATTCACCACAAAGCTCAAGAATGTGCCGGTCCGTCTGAACATCTCTGAGCGGGCTGGGAAAGACAAAGTTACAGGGCAGCAAAAGTTGTACCGCAACACGCGTATCTTGGAAGCCCTGCCCAAGAAATCTCCGGCCGCATCGACACCCGTAGCGGCAGCGGTTGTCTCCGAGTCAACAGGCTCGGAAGATAGCGCAGACTACCTTGATTAGGTTTGTGTCGCAAAAAAGACTAAACACATGTGCGGCGTTGGCGGAGTTTGAAGCGGCTGTTTTTAGGCTCCTAGCGTCGTTACCCCCAGAGCTACTGGAGACAAAAGAAGTTAGAGACGCGGGCAGTGCGCATGATAGACTTCTTTTGACGGCCGCCGCTGAGGTGGTAGTATGAATGAGAAAGCGTTTGTCGCTAAGGCGAAAAAACGCTTAGAGGCAGAGGTTGGTGGTCTCTGGATCACCTTCCCCCGCACGCGGTTTGCGCGGTCCGGAGTGAGCGACTTACTTGGTTGTGTAAACGGACGATTCGTGGCGCTGGAATTTAAGAAGCCGGATCACAGCAACCACTACGGCGTAACTCCCACGCAAGAAAAATTCTTAATTGCCGCTACCGAGAACGGCGGCCTCGCGCTTACCGTTTGTTGCGAAGATGATTTGGAAAATGTCGTATGGGCCCTTACTGTCGGGTCTCATACTCAATATCACGGCGCCGCTTCTGCGACGTCGGCATCTCGAAGTGTGACCCAAAAATAAGGTTGAGGGCGTCGTTCATCTGAGAAAGTCCTGGGGGCTCGCGGTATGTGAGCCCTTGTTTTTGTAGCCACTCCGCCGCGCCTGGAATGGCTTTAAGTGCGGGCACAATCTCTTGCCACGCCGGTATGTATCCCTCTCCGGCTTGTTTGGCCTCTTGGATCGGCGATTTGCCTTCGAATATAGTTTTCAGGGCGGCGGACACGAGCGGCCCAATTGTTGCGGGAGAAGTAAGGTAGTCGCCGGGCTTGAACACCATACGTGCGGCGTCTTCTACCGGGCCGCCGTAGTGGAATGTGCCTGGTTGGCCCTCACGGTGAAGTTCTTGGTTCACGTCTTCCGATGCGCGGGCGCGGGCCTCCACACGTTGCGGGGCGCGGGTAGCCGCGCGGGCGACGGCTCGCGGGGTTATAGACGTACGGAACGCGACGAACGGCCCGCCGAGCGCCTGGAGTGCGGCCGTGAAGCGACTGATGTTGCGGTAATCTCCGAGGTCATCACGTATGCGCTGCGCTTTATCGTATTCAGAGGACAAATCGCCCGCCGATTCTCCTAGCTCTTTATCCAACTGGTCGAGTCTCGCCTGGCGATACCCAAGTTCCATCCGTTGCAGTAGCTTCTGCTGCCCCAGCTTGTTCGCGATGTACGTAATGGGGCCTTGCGCGTCCCGCAAGTAATCTATAGATACGCCCATGCCCTTCAGCCGAGTTAGCTGGCTGTCCGAGAGGCCCTTAGCCGCGTACGCGAGACCTTTTCCAAAAGCCTCCGGGCCTCCCGCTAGTTCCGCCAAGTCTCCGACGTTCTTGAGCCCGTGGGGCAGGGGGTTGAGCTGGATGCCGCCGCGCGCCAAGCGCCGTGAGGTTTCCGTCCACCCCGGGATATCGTACCGCTTCGGGGAGTGGTCGAGCTGCCGTACGATCGCATCGACGTTTTCAGCCGACGCAGGGATGCGTGAGCCGCCGTATTGCAAGAGGTAGTTTTTGGTGTCCGCGTCAGTCATGCGTTGGCGTAGGACGTTCCGGCCGAGTTTCCATCGATTGAGGATACGTTCGTACATATCCTCATGGACCTGCTCGTCCGGCCTTGCGTGCTTCTCAAAGCCCGCGAATTCCTGTTTTTTCTTCTCGCCGTACCCCTGGAACAGTTCCATGTCGGCGTACGACTTGGGCGGCTTTGGGCTTATTAACGTTACATAATCTTTGCGCGGGTCGTACTTTACGAGGCCCAACGGTTGGGGGAACTTTTCGCGGTCTTCATGGGTCGGCTGAAACCCGAATCGCGAATCGGATTCCACTTTGGCCCGCATATCCGGTGTTCCATAGCGCCACGCTTCGCGCATGGATTCTTGCCGTACCTCGGGGGGAAGGTCGGCAAACGTCTTAGCGTTACGAATCTGAGACTCGTATTTGCGTGCCATGTCGTTTTGCCGCTGCCCCTCCTCGCGCATGAGGTCGATGTTCTTTTCCTCAATGCTGAGGCGTGCGGCTTTCCCATGCTCGTCCAGGAACGGATCAAGGCCTGGGCGCGTTGCGAAAACTTTGTGCATGAACGGTTGGATGAGACCCTCGTGGTACTCTTTGGCAGCTTTTGCTGCGTTCGTGAGGCCGGGGACCTTAGAACCGACCGCCTCCGCACTCTTCGCCGCAAGCTCCCACGCGCTACGTGCGGTATTCGCCATCTTCGCCTCGCCGATCAACGGGACGTAGGTCAGCGGGTCGGTGATAGCCTGGGCGGCAAATACCTTGCCGACCCTGCCAAGGAATTGCTCATTGTGCGTCGGATGACCAACCGCGTGCATAATCTCGTCACTAAGTTTGCCCACGAGGCCCGCTCCTTCCCCGACAGTTTCCGCCGCCTGATGGACACCGGGCAGAGCTTCTGTGCGTTGTTCAAGAGCCACTTGCCGCTGCTCATCAAATGGTGTCACGGTGGCCCCAATGTCGCCGGTTAGGGCTCCGGCTACCGCGCGTTGCGGCGCTCCCAGAACGGCGTTGATCCCTCCCATAACGTTCGTACCTGCCATGAGAGCGCCATGAACAAGCCCCTCTATGGGGTTTAATCCGGCTGCTTGTTGGGGCGTTGGTGGTACGTGAGGAGGCGCACTTTTACCGATATCGGGGGGCGCATGTTTTACCGCCACGGGGGCATCCCAGCCCGGCGGGGGAGTCGTCTGCGGCCCTGCGGTTGCCTGCACATACGCGCGCGTCTCGGCTATATTGGGTACGTTTCCTCCCGCTGCGTCTACCGCTCCCGGGCCGGCATTGTACGCCGCTGCCGCGAGGCGTTGGTCACCCTTGTATCGTTTGAGCTGCTGCCCAAGGTACTTAAGACCGGCGTTGATATTTTGTTCGGGGTTCGTAATGTCATTCCCGACGCCCATCTCCTTGAACGTGGCGGGCAGGAGCTGATAGATACCGCGAGCACCCGCGCTTGACGTGGCGGTCGTTGGATCGGGCGTACCGCCGCTTTCGCGCCCGCGAATACGCTGCGCGAAGTCCTCCGGTACACCGTACTGTTTGGCGTACTTGGCTATGATAGCGTTGGTGTTATCTTGCGGGGGAGTAGCGGCATTCCACCCAGGGGGTGGAGACGATTGCGCAATGGGTGCGGCTGAATCCCACCCCGGCGGGGGCGTACTTTCCGGCACGGCTAGGGCACCTGTGCGTATGTGCCGTCAGAATATTTGACCCACGTCGCGCCGCCTATCGTCCGCCGCTCTAGTTCATGCTTCTCGCCACTCCCGAAGCCGGAAGGTGTAGCCCCGGCTGCTCCGGTCTGCGCGCGTATCATTCCCGCCTGCGCGGAAGAGGCCTGTTGCACCGCCGCTCCGGCCATGGGGGTTAGGGTATTTATTTGATCTTTGAGCGCGTCGATTCGGCTTTGAATGTCCGCCGGTACCGGCTGGAATGCCGCTGTGTACCCGCGCGCGACATTTTCGAGTGAATCGAGGCCGCTTTGTGCCTGACCAAGCTGCGTTTGCAGAAACTTGCCGTACTTCAATAGCCCCGCTGCGCCGGTTGGCCCTTGCATTTGTGCGTACACTTGGAGACGTTGTTGCGCTACGTTAAGGTTTCCCAACGTGGATTTGTTCTGCACGTCCCACCGCGCAAGCTGCCCCTGGGTCCTAGTATCAAGGTCGCTCACGCGCCGAGCTTCTAAACCTGTACGTACCTGTTGGTCCGCTAACTTACCCCGATAATACTGGGCCAGTCCCTGCTTGTACCGAATCTCCTCTTCGGGCTTCAGGATGCCGCTTAGGAGGAGTTTTTGGGTTTCTAAACCAGCCCGTTGGTCCATTGCTTGTTGTAGCGTTGGGTCGTTTATAAGCTGCGAAGGGTCAAAACCGGCCTTCTTAAGAATAGGAGCGTACATTTTAACAAGGGCGGCGAAGCCCTCGGGCCCGGCACTCGCCGGGTCGCCAACCTTTAGCATCTCTTGTCGCAGACCGGTTAGCACATTTGATACCTCGCCAGCCGTAACAGGGAGGGAGGCATCCTGGGAGAGGAAGCTTTTCGGCGTGCCCATAATGCGTTGGGCCGTCATTATGGTAGACCTTTGCTCAGGGTCTTTCGAGGCGTAGAAGTCTAATTCTTGCGGGGTCAATTCCCCAAATTGTTTCCCAGGTATAAGAGCGTTAACGTCAAGACGTTGACCCTGGTCATCTTTGACGATCGGGGCGGGGAGACCACGCCGCTTGTAAATATCCGTGACGGCCTTAAGCGCCCCTGGGTGCGTTGCATATGCACTGTTCGCCTGTGCCATCTGCGCGATCTGGGCAAGGCGCTTATCGTCCAATTCGGATAGTTGCGTTTGCGTCTGTTCCCGCGAAAGTTGTTGTTGCTGCATGGTATCCGGCATTTGGCCGATCGCTTGGCCGATCTGACCAAGCGGAGACATCATACCCTGCGTAGCGGGAGCAATGGGCGCTAGGACGCCGATCTGCGGAACTGCCATGTCGTAAGTATATCACCGCATGATAAAAACGACAGCCCACCTCGGCATGTCACCGGGTGGGCTCGCCCCGTACGTTCGGAAGATCGACAGATGTTCCTCGAGCGGTTCACTTGCGTTCAGCGTTGTCGTTGGAGGGTGCCCTGCGACTAGGCACAGTCAGAGTCTAGCGTATTCCGGGGTGAAGTTCAAATCCAAACTCTAGGACTTTCTTCCCATCCTCTACGATACGATCATAGCCGTCCGTTCGAAATCCCAACCCGGCCACATCGTCACGCAGCGCATACGCCGCATCCAAGGCCTCCTCCGAGGCTTTCGCGAGGCTTTCAGACTGTCCGTAGGCTACACCGAGCGATCCCGTAGGAGAGGCGCTTTCTAATTCTTCCTCGCCCCGGCACATATTAGTACCGATGAAGCCGCCGGACCACAGGGATTCCACCTCCGGGAACGTCTTGCCGCGCGCCGAGTCCTTGTGGCCGCTGCCAATGTTGTCGTTCGGGAAAGGGTTTACGTATAGGTGCACAGCATACCCGAGGTCAGTGCTGGGGGCAGCCGGTTCCCCGCCGGTTGCTATGTCCCACAGGTGACGCCCAAGGTCGGGCAGGAGACGCATAGAAGCCATCTCGGAGTAGTACCCCAGGCGCGGCGTCCACTCGAGGAAGTACGCACGCCCGTTCGGGGACGCAATCACGTTCACGTCGTAGAGACCAGGCGGGGCCTGGTGACGGCGAAACCCTAGCGCAAGGTGTTCCCAGCGCAGGGCCTCGGCTATCTTCGGGCGGTCTTCTTGGTAGAACCAAACGGCGTTAAATGCGCAACCTGTCGCTGATCCTAAGTCATTATTCAGGAGCGCCTTATGTTCAATTGTACCCTCGTACGGGCCAACCCACCGTTGCCCATTCCACCAACGGGCTGTACTAAGGGCAACTCCCTCCATCTTTTCCTGAACGACCCATTGTCCCGCTCCGCCAATCCGCTTCTTCAGGGCCGCTGCACGCTTGGCTAGGTGTTCCCCGGATACAGCTTTAGATGTCGCGTCCTTATCCACATCTGGACTGTCGGGCTTTAAGTACGTTTCAACCGGCCCCAACGACGGCGCCCACGCGATCACTTCGTCCAGGGAAGAAAACTCCTGGTACGGCGGGGAATCCATCCCAAATTCATCCGCGAAGTCTTGTCCAAACGAGCGGTCTCCTTCAAGCTTGTCCATGAACGAGCCGCCGCCGATGGTGGGCAGACCCCAACGACGCGCTTGGTCGGCGAGTTCTCCCATGCCGGTGAAATCAAAAACCGCGAGCGTGGGTTCCCCAGCCGTAGCGCTGGCTTTCGCCTCCGCTAAAAGTTCCGGCCATGACCCTATCTTTGGGACCAAGCCGTTTCCGACGCGCTTATGTGGCGTCTCTTTGATGTACATACGTACGGTATGGCCTTCGTCCTGGAGGCGCAACGCCCACGAGAGCGATTCCCCCCACCGCGAGGCGTACGCGACGAACACGCTATCTCTGCTGCGGGCCGAGCGCCCCGATACGCGATTGATACGACATGCCGGGGTTGGTCATCTCCGACCCCGTAAGACCGTTGAAGCCCCCCGTGTTGGGGTTCTGCGCGCCGCCAAGTCCGCCGTACATACCCTGCCCCTGCGGTGTGCGGAAGTTGAGGCTCGGAGTCGGCGTAAAGCCGCCCAGGCCGCCAAATGTTTGTGCGTTACTTGGGGTCTGAGAAAATGACGTAGGACTTGGTACCTGTGGGAACTGGAAGCCTAATCCCATTTGCTGCTGCCCGCTCATGGCGTTGTTTATTTGCCCCTGCATAGGGTTAGCCGACGTGACGGCGCCTGTCGGCCCCACTGACCCCGGCCGTTGTGCGTTCTTTCCGCCCAGGCTTCCAGCAGCGTTACCGACACCGCCAAGCGCGCTCGTGAACGGGTTACCGATCGCCTGGGCGTTAGACGCTGCCTGAGAGCCTTGCTGGCCGAACATGTTGGCTAACTGCCCAAATGAGCCCAGGCCAGACTGGAGCAAACTACCCCCCTGCCCGAACAAACCTTCCAGGGCGGAAAGGATGCCACCCTGCTGCTGATTTTGCAGCCCGGCAAGACTTGCAGATAGGCCCCCTGCGGATTGTAGGGCACCAAGTCTGTTCTGTGCTCCTTGGGCGCCGAGTTGGATCGCCGCGTTTTGTGCACCCTGAGCGTTTTGACCGAGGAGGTTCTCAAACAGGTTATTTTGGTTAGCCACACCCCCGGAGGTCCCGCGCAGGGTGTTGATCACGCTTTCACCACCCTGCCCAAGGGTATTGGTTAGCGCATTCATCTGTTCCGGTGCGAGGCCTTGGTAGTTCTGAAGTGCGCTTATACCTTGGCCCACATTACCAAAAAATGGGTTTGATGGCGCACCATACTGGCCCATAAGCGTGTTGGTAAGGCTCTGCGAGCTTGGCCCAACGCCCCCCTGGCCGAAATAGTTTTGCAGGAGGCCGTTGAGCACCCCCTGCTCGGCGCCGACAACCTGCCCTTGACTTTGAGCGGCCTGCTGCGCGGCGGCGTTTGCTGCCTTTTGGGCATTCTTACCGGAATTTGCCCCGACGAGCGATCCGACGCCGGACGCAATTGGGGCAGCGGCCCCCATTAAAATTTACCAACCATTTACATATTATATTGGTAAACCAGGTGCGTAGCAATGTCACCGAACGTGCGTTCTATGGCCCGGTTCATTGGTTCGTTTTCTATGCGGCTCATAACCACAAGCGAAAGTTTGCGCGCATCAGCGGTGAGCTTAATCTCTTCGATTGCTACATATGCGGCTAACTTGCCCCACCGTCCCGGCCACGTGTAAAAATCAGATACATTGAACTTTCCGTTCGGCTCCTGCGCAACGCCGAACACGCAGTAAACTTGGTCTCCCCGAGCAATGCCGATCCAGACTTGTCCCTGCGGCTGTGTATTCTCCGGGTAGCCAAGCTCCTTGAGGTGTCTGGCAAAAAACAGCCGTACTATCGGTCCATCTCCGGGGAGCAGTATTGCTCTAAAGCCATATTTTTCAGCTAGGGTCATAATCCCCCCTTGCAGCGCGAGCAAGTATTTGGGCGTGGCACCACAGTGGTGCATCAATTGGAAGACCGCCGACGGGCGCGCACCAGCATGCGAGAACTTTTCCAGCGAGTTCGTTCTTGGCCGCAGATATAAGTTCTGGCGTGGCGTGCAAGTAGTCGAGGTACCGCTGCAGTGCTTCGTGCCGACCAAAGACCTTCGCAGAGTAGGGGTTTCCCCATTTTGTTGGGCGACCAACGTAGACGTCGTACGAATCACGTTTATAGTGGACAATGTTCATACAATGGATTTTCCGTAGAGCACGGCTTGCACCGTGAGGAGCGCGGTGACGGGATTGGGATTCGTCCCCGTTAGGTAGCCAATCATGGATATATTGAGGGCAGGGCCTGTGTACGTTGTTCCCGGAGAAAGAACGAACTGGGACGCGCTAGACGCAGAGGGAGTGATAGCGGTGCCTGATGCCCACTGCATGAGTATTTGTGGTACACCGAGCAGCCAGTTTGTCGCATTTTGTGCTAAGGAAACGTGACATGTAACGACCCCAAGATCAGACGGTTTGAGAATGACCGGCGACGGCCACCCCAAGGCAATTGGCACGATTATTACAGCCGTAGAAGTCGCGCCGGGCGCACCGCTCGGAAACGTTATGGGAGCCGTTGTGGTGAAAATGCCGGAAACCTGCCACGGGGGGACTCCATATGAATTGGCCGCCGGAGGGCCGGAAGCAGTCGATGGCAGGTTGTAGAAGGCCTTCTGGCCTGGCGTAAACGACTTTGGGACAGTATTCGACTGGCTCATACGTCATTCGGAGCCGGCACGAGGTTAATTCGCGTTGTACCGTACGCTTCGACCGCCCACACCTGCGCCGGTGGTATGAACGAGGGACTAACAACGGTATTAAACGAGACGGAAAGACCTGCCAGGTAGCCGCACATACGATCTGCATCCACATCAATTATATGTGTTGTGAACCCATTTCCCAGGTTGAACACTTTCGTATCCGTATTACCATCCACAGTCAGAACAACCGTTGCCGATAATCCCGGCTGTACGGGGGCTGTAATGAGCAAATGGGTAAATGACATCTGGGAGCCAAGGGACTGATCGTCGGCGGGTCCGGGCGATCCGCTGCTCCGTAGTGGACGGGTCCATGCCACATTTTGTGGGGCACCCAAGTCTAAGTCTCCTCCGGAGAACCACTGGTCAATAAAGTTGGAATTGGGCCTTACAGCCAAAACCTCTCCAGAATCCGCTGTAGTAGACCCGAAAACCACGGGGTTACTAACCGTTGATACCGCAGCCGGATTTGCAGCGTAAGGTAAGGGCCCCACCCACTCACCTGCCGAAGTATTATAACCAAAGGTTTGGCCCAAGACGGGGAAGGATAGCCAGTAAGTATGATGGCTATAAAATCCAACAGCACCCGTAATATCCGCATCGGTCAAAGCCTCCAGTGTTGCACGTATGCACTCGCTTAAGTAGACGAGCTGACTTCCGTCGGTGAGGTTCACCGTACGATCGCTCGCTAGGAAGAAACACGCGGTTCCTGTGTCCGTGGGTGCGACAATTATGCTGTTCGGCGACCGGCTGCCTTTGTTAAAGAACGGCTGGGCAACAAAGTTCGTTTGGTCCGTACCGTAGATAATGTGCATGGACTTTGATTTGAAGAGAATAGCAACAGACGATAACGACACACCGCGTACGGGCCAGTCGCCATATTGGGCCACGTAGTTCGTGTTACCGCTCGGCGTGTCGGAGTTTCCGACGAGCATCACATTTCCGCCGTTTTGAATCGGTTGGCTGTTGAATTCCCATGGTCGGCCCGCGTTGGAGAACCATAATTGGCATTGCGGCTGGTTATTCGTCGATGCGTTTTGGACAACGAGAAAATTCCACGTGCGCTCCTGGTGCCGAAATATCGCACCAAGATTTGTCGCGGCCACAGGGGGGGCGTCTCGGTTAAACACCAACGTTGCGTTGCCCGCGATCGACGCGTCTGTTGCGTTATCGGTGTACGTCACGTTCGTTGTAAGATTTGTGAGCAGATACCATATACCGGTAAGTGAGCTTTGGCGGTAGACGTTTGTCGTGTACGTCGCGCCGTCAGCCATGCTTCCCGCGAACGTTCCTGTTATCTGTGCGGCATTGGAGCCGTTAGAAACGATAGAGTACGTTGAAAGCGGGTTACTGCCCGGACCGGTTGGCGAAGTCTCCTGCGAGAATCCACCGTTGGGGGAAATAACGAGCTGCGTGAAGGCGTAGTAGTACGTTGCGGCGGGGAGAACTCCGGCTACGGCGTTGACGGCATAGCTTTGCACCGTACCATTGGGCGCAGGGTAGTGCCATAGATAGGTCTGTGTCGGATTTGCGGCACTGTATTGGTGCCCCGCGTTGTCATATATGACGTTTCCGAACTGTACGGCCTGGCTAAAGAAAGTTGCGTCCGTCGCTCCGCCGAAGTTCAATAGTATCTGACTTCCGGCGAGCGGATCGTACATGAACCGCGAGAAGTTCGTCGAGAGCTTTGTTACCCCAACCACCTGCTGATTATTTGGGGCGGGTGTGTACGCCGCGATGTTCTGAATCGTCGAACCAATACCCCCGACCGTTATATTCGCGAGATTCGTGCGCCCCCGCGCCGCCACGAGAGCCAAGGGCAGGCGGTAGGGGTCCGCCGCTGTACCCATAGAGGCTCGTCCCGGCTGAATATCAATGCCGGCCGATAGGGTATCTATACCCTTAAACGGCTGAAGAGAGATCAGGTTGCGGAGACGTTCGCTTGCCACTAGTCACCCCAGCAAAGAAGCGGACCACTGTCGACGTCCCAGCTAACGACCGGCGCGTGTTCGACAGGAATTTGGCACTCAGCACAGGGCATTGCGTGGGATATGCCGTGCGTACAGCTAGTCGGAGACGAGTTTTCCATGAATCGCACTTTCCGGTAAGCAGAGGTAGTGGTTGCCGTCGATGGGTATGTTTACGCCTTCGTACTTCGAATATATCACCGTGTCTCCCTCAGCGGATTCCATTGGCTCGCGCAAAACGAAAGGTTTGTACGGCGGCGCATCAAACCCGTGAAACCCAGAAAATTTCCCCGCCCCCACAGCCACGACGCGCCCTTGGTTGGGCTTTTCCGTGTGGGCAGCGGACAGGATGATACCTCCCGCGCTTTTTTCTGGGACCTTTTCCGGATCAATCAAAACTTTGTTCCCAAACGGTACGAACTTCATAGCATAAACCATTCTTCGTCAGCGACGCGGCGTCGGGCCCCCTGTGAGGACCACAGAATCTCAACAACCACTTGTGATATTCGTGCATTCGTCGTGTCCTGCCCTAGCACCTCCATGGCAAATTGTGAAACCCGTGGTGGAAGCGGAACGATAAGCTCGACGACCCACTGAGAAACCCGCGCGAACGCTGTGTCCTGCGACACCAACTCAACCGCCTCTTGAGAAACGTGGGCGTTGGCGGTGTCTTGCCCGACGGTTTCTACGGCTACCTGGGATACCTGCGCGTTCGCGGTGTCCTGGGAGATTATCTCGGCCACGTCCTGGGAAATAAGGGCGTACGGAGACGAACTGCTCAGTATGACCAGTGCCGCAAGGTTATTAGTATCGCTCGGCGACCCAGTCCATGCGGCTTGTGCGGTCACATTTTGCGGTGTGGCGGCTGTGGCGGGTCCCTGTTGGACCTCAAGTTGCGCGTATTGCCCACCGGTGTTGTTTAGGTTGGCAACTTCGGTCCAGCCACCCTGGGCGGCCACAGTTGCGGCATCGCGCGCGGCAAAAAATCCGTACGGGAGGTCACCCGTTGTTGGCGCCCAAGATGTGGGCGAGTTACCTACAACCTGATTTGTCCCAAACGTGGAGAACCCGAGAAGTGTGGGTATGACTGAATTGGCGCCCGAAGCTTCGACGTAAAATGCCGATGCGAACGTGCTGCCCGAGAAATTTACCGTCGCGGATTGAAGCCCGGCTATTGTCCCCGTAAGGCGGTAAAACGCAATAATTACGTTTCCTTCCATCAGGTTAGCTTGAAGCGCCAAACCCCCGGAAACCGAAGATATTGTTACGTTCGACCCGCCGCCTACGGGGTTGGCGTCCCACGCAACGCCGAGCAGGAGGGTGTTGCCGTTTGTCGGTGCCACGCCGAGCGTGACCGTCTTCGACGCGGACAGGGAACCGCCTGTGGCGAATGTAGCGGATTGTACAGGTGTAACGGCCATATCAGCCTATTACGAAATTAGTTTGATACAGCCCTGCCTGGAAGCAAGGTTGGCAGCCACCCATGCCGCGCTCGTTACTGGGTCTGTGTCAAGTTGGCGTAGGATATATGTGTAGGTCGTATTAAGCGATGTTCCCGCGTCGTAGAACTCGTTTGTTCCGTCCCCTATGCCCAACGACACAACACGCGACGGCGTATCGTCCTTACGCGCGTACGCTGACAACTGCACGGCCTTCACCGTTTGGATGTTTGATATGGCGGTGAGCGTGTAACAGTCCTCCGTACCCGGTGTAGCGGTGTAGACGTACGACGCATCCCCGTCCGGCGGAACGTCGTTGACAGCGGTCCAGTTGCCCGCCCCTGTGCCCCCCTGCCTCGTCCAGCCGTCCACGCGGCCGTTACCGGCTGGGTAGAGGGGGAATACTTTTATGTCCCCAAAGAACGTGTTATTCGGAGCGGTGGTATTCAACACATAAATATCGTCGTAGAAGTTATTTGAATTGTTTGCCGGCCCAACCGATGTACAACCGTTACCGTTGGCAGCCGTGTTGATCGACGCTTGGACGAGAACGTTCACCCCATTTAGACGAATCGTTGCCGATCCGGTTCCACCGTTGGAGAACGTAATCTGCGCTTCAACGTACGCCCATGTCTGCGGACTGACGAGGCCCGCAGAAGAAAAGTATGTCTGTGCGGTCCCTACACCGAACGACATTTGACCCGTCGCAGTAAACCCAACGTTGCAGAGGAGTGTACCGAGGTTGTCGTAAAACCCGAACATAGTGTCGTTTGAGAGGGCAACTCCGTTGAAGTACCAAGCCGTGCCTATAATAAGGGTCGTGTACGGCGCCCCCGTAAGTCCCTTCTGAAGAGACATGCCGCCGCCGGCGCAGTTAAGGTATTGACCGTATCCGATCCGCCCAGGGCCGGCCAAGGACGTTCTCCCCCCTGGGTTAGAGGTCCACTTCGTGAGAAGTTGGGAGGCGTTGAGGGTGTCGAACCCATCGGCGAAGACTAAAGCCATCGTTTTACCTTATCAGTTAGTTTCACGTAGGTCGACGTACGCCGAGAACCCGGCCGCATTCGCCCCAAGTTGGGGGTAGTACAATTTTAGCTTATCCCCGCTATTCACGGTAGTCTGTGATATGACCGCCGGCCTGACCGTTGGTTCATACAACCCGGACGTGATCGACACGGGAGATGTGTTCAAAAAGCCGACGTTTGAGAACACCCCCGTTCCCGTCGAACGCGCCACCTGCATCGACGTTGTGCCGGAAACGGCTGGGGTTTCAACCCGCAGGAAAATGTCCACGACAGTCCAGGTTATAGAAACAAGCGTCGGCATCTCGGAAGGGTCGTACGGAACGACCTTTACCACAGAGTCATACCCGGTGCCGAACGGTGTGAAGTCAGCCGAGGACATCCAAAGGCGTACAGCTCGGCCGCCGAATTTTGTGTACACGAGCACGCCGGCGGCGTTCTTACGAAGCACATATAATGCGCCTGGTACGCCGCCCGTACCCAATATGTAGAATAATGACCCTTCAAGGCTGGCGACCGGTGTGGGGAGCGTTGTGACAATCTGGTACTGCTGCCCCGGGGGCGTGATGGTGGTGTTCTCGTTAAAAGAAAAATCAGTCCCTTGCCATTGGCTAGAGTTTTGGACAAATGGAACATCACCGGGCTGCCAATTACCCATCAGTCATCATCCGCTTGTGATTCTCCTGAAGGATCGTCGATAAAACCCCCTGAACCGTCATCATCGGGCCCTAGCAGTCCCATACGTTACCGCTGCGGCGCCCGCCAACCTGGAAGAATTGGCGCACCTGCGGGCCGGGGATAGGAGCCGGGTCATCAAGACCGTACTGCCGCATCCACGTATGGAGTGTGCCTATTTCCGCGTTGTAGCGTTGCGCTGCTGTTTGGTACTGCTGCTGCGCCCGGTCGGAATCATTGGCCGCCCATGCAGTGCGCGCTGCGCCCCAACAAATGGCGGCTTTGAAATTACTAGGAACGATTATCTGATCGGTCAAGTTGGCGAGCGTTGTGGGGACACGCACGCAATCCACGACGAGCGTTTGCCCACCCGTTGGCGCGGGAACAATGCCCAACGAACCGCCGCGCCGATAGAAGCGAGAACGTTGGCCGAAATAGAAGGGGGAATTCGTCGGGGACATTTCATTGAGGAAGGGGGCCGTCAGGGGAGTGGTAATCGTAGGGGTTTGCGGGTTGGTCGAGAACCACGCGGGCGCACCGACACCGACACGGCCCGGGGGCCCGCCATTGCCGTCTGCGGCCCCGCCCGTGAACAGCGCACCAGACGCGACGTAGGTCTCTGTCGCTCCCCCGCTCACGGACACGGAGAGCGTGATCTCATTGCCCTCAGGGCCAGGAGTAACAGCCTGCAGGTCTATTTGCCCGGCTGTGACATCAGCCAGGGCTGATGCAATAAGTTTGACGGTGGAGTTGGCGTTTATCGCGGCGGCAATACTCGCGGCGAGCGTGGAAAGACCGCCCGTCACATCTGACGCAAGCACGGTGTATGCCACGCCCGTACCGGCGATCGTCGTTGTGAGAATGTCGCCGGCTGTGATTTCGTCGCTGACCGTGGTTGTGGCTCTCGCGGCCACTGGAGCAAGGGGGGCCCCTTGGCCAGACTGATCATCGTGAAGAATTTGACGTCCTTCCAGGGTATCTATATTGCCGTATGTCTCCACGATTCTCCGACCATTGAGATACACGCGGTCGATGCGGTGGACCTCCGGAAGGGGGAACTCTTGCTGGTTGTTAATGTTCGACCAAACGAGGCGCGTCTGCGGGAAGTAGATCGCTGCGACAAGGTCCTTCACTTCCTGGTCAATCAACGTAATGAGGTTCGCGTCATTCCAGCGCGTAACGGAGCCGCCTGGCGTCGCGAGTAGGATACGAAGGTAGTCCCGACATTCTTGGACGAGCACGGTCTAGTGTCCTAACGTAGCGGCAGAAGCGACGGAGGCAAACTTCTGAAGCATAGCGACAAACGCCGGGTGTTGTGATCCGACCAGTCCGAGGAGCGCCCATAGCATTTTGCCCTGAATGCCGACAGTCGATTCCAGCTTATCCATACGATCCGACAGGGACCAGTGACTACGCGGCCCCGGCACGCTAGGCCACCCCGAACATCAGGACGTTGCAGTTGGCCGTTGGCGCTCCGATCGCCGTGAGAACGGCGCGGTATGCTACAAACGGGGATTTACTGAGGAGGAGTTTCACTCCACCGGAAACAAGCGGGTTGGCGATGCCCCCCGTGCCCCCCTGCTCGGACGGTCCCGGAACCGGGTCCCAATCCGTGGCTGGGATGAGCGTCGTATTCCCTCGCAGGGAGACGTAGGGTATGATGCCGGGCTGCGTATCTGATGCGGTAAGGAGCGTCGGCGAGAGCGTGCAGAAAATCTGCACAGTGTACCCCGCCGCCGTTGCGCCTGCCCCAACGAGCTGGAAGGCAATTTCCTTAAATCCGATCGTCTCAAACCCCACGGCCCCGGAATCATTACCCGCGTTGCCGTACCCAGCCTGCGGCGTAGCGTTCGCCGTAGAGCTTGGGTTGAGGCGGAGAATAGTTACGCCGCCCTCTTGACCAAATCGTACTAGCTGGCTTCCCATAGGACCATTGTACTATTTTTGCGCATTGGGGGGAACTAACGCGCCTTGTCGAGTTTCCATACCTTCGGGTATTCTTTTGCCGCTACACGAGCTACCCCGTTGCAAACGGCCAATTCGGACTCAGGAAAATCGGTGCGGCAGACGCCGGAGATGATGGACACCGCTATTTCCATTTGCCCAAAAGCTCCACTGAGCTTAGCCGTATGCATGGCGATGGATGTTTCAACCCGTGTCATGGCCTCCATCAGCTCATAGTGGTACGCATCCCGCTCCCGATTGTGCCTCGCCGCGATGCGCGCCCATTCGTCGGCAGCGGCAAGACACTGGTCGGCTGCGTTGTCGGCCGTATCATGCTGAAAGGCGTAGTCACAGGCGGCGTCTGTTATCGGACGTTCCGCCGCCTGAAACGGTGTTTCTGCATGGCGAGCCCCTAAGAGGGCCACGGCTAGTAGGGGCACGAGCAAAGTCTTCATACCGAAGACTACGACGGGCGCAGGACAGGAGCCTTCTAGATCGGGTATGCCTCCTCAATGCAGAAACCGGAGGCCGTGTCCCCCGTTGTACCCGCTTTGAATTGACAGGTGAAAGAAACTGTTGTGCTGTTCGCGTATTGAGCTTCATACACAACAACCGGTGTCCGCGCCGAGTTAAACGCCCCCGCCAGTTGGTTCACCGGCGAGCCGTTGCATACCGCTGCATCAGAGGCATCAACGCTACCCACGGCGTTCGTACCAGCGGCGGTTCCCATAATACATGGGAAGGCGTTGGCAAGCGTACCTGCTAAGGATGGCTGGAACGTAACCATGACAATCCATGCCCCTGTTGGTCCGAGAGACACACCGGTCGTTAAACTCAGCGAAGCCATGGTAACATACGATCCGTTTGTAAGTGCCGCGCTAGAGAACGACACACTATTGATTTTGGGGTAAACCGTCGGACCTGTAGGCCCTGTCGCTCCGACCGGACCTGTAGGCCCTGTCGCTCCGACCGGACCTGTAG